CGCTCGCGGCAATTGGTGAGGCCCTGGACCCGCCGAGAACGCGGTCAACGGTGCGCGCCTGGGTCACTCGCCCCACAACACACTCACCTCAAACACACATCTTTCCATTGCCTCCCCTCTCTTCTTTTTCTTCTTCTTCTTCTTCTTCTTCTTCTACAATCTTAAGGACGGCGGAAAAAGAGAGCTTTTCCTCTCCCTCCTCATCCACCTCCTCCGCTGCCGCTTCCTCCGCGGCGCCAGACAGAAACGCCAGAAACGCCAGAAACGCCAGAAAGATCGCTACTCGATTTGATCCGAACGCTCCTGAGTTGTCATCAGCCGCTCGAGAGAGAATCGCCGAGATCTCACCGATCGCACGTCGCTACCGCGCCGGCACAAATCCCGACGGACCGCACGCTCGAGCAAACGCCGAACTGACAATGATCTGTAGATCCGAGGCTGAACGCGGCGTCTCAGTTCGTGAGCTCGCCGACGCGGCCGATGTTACGTACTCGGCAATGAGAAGAAGACTGAGTAGAACATGAAGATTCTGTATGACAACTTTCCACTACGCTCACGGGTCTGCCCGGCAGGCACCGTAGAAAGTGATCAATACGAGACGTTTCAGGTCTACGAGAGAATACCTCGCTCACGAATGGTCACCGCCGTTCGCGCCGTGATCACGAGCGACACGATAATGATTGCGTCTGACTCTGATCAAGGGCCAATGCTGATTTTCCGCGAAAAGTATGACCCAGAATCACTTATTTTGTCACGTGATGCGAAGAAAACAGCACGTCTTCGTACGTTGACAGGAAAGGTGATTGTTCTTGAGAAGGATGCGAACTGCGGCTGCGGCTCTCGTTTGCGTTCATGGAACCCGTACCGAACAATGTATGCAACAGGAGACCCTGAGTGATCGTGACAGCCCTTGAGTTTATTGCACTTGGACTAGCCGCCACACGGCTAACCCGTTTTGTGACGACCGACACGATGTTTGACGGGCTTCGCACGAGAATTTGGAAAAGATATCCGCCAACACGGATCAATCTCGGATATTTGATTACGTGCAATTGGTGCGCAAGTGTCTACACAGCAACGCTTGTTGTATCTATGTATAAAATAGCAGAAGAGCCGACGTTGTTTGTCTCATGCGTTCTCGCATATTCACTCATCGCCGGCGCGATATTAGACCGCGTCAACTAGTTTCCCGGTTCGCCGGACATATGAATCTTAGTTGACTCCGTCACGAGACGAGGAGAAGGTTGTGGGCGTATACCGCCGAGAAGTTGCTAGGTCACGACGATACACACCACCGTCTCTTCCGTCACCTGTGACGGCTCTTCCTCCCGGGTACACACCTGCTCGACCCGCGGCGTACTCGACTCCGAGAACACTAACCGCGGCCGCGACTCAGCTTCGTCTGAACGATCGAAGCGAGGCCGAGAAGTTCAAGGCTACTCGCCAGGCTCATTCAAGCGCATGGCAGAGCGAGGCGTGGGAGTACTACGACGCAATCGGCGAGGTGAAGTACGCATTCAATCTTGTTGCGTCCGTTGCGTCAAGAATTCGTATCTACGCGGCGACAGTTGATAATCCAGCGGAGACTCCGATCTCGGTGCGTACAAGCTCACGTGTTGACGAGAGGCTTGCACGCGCCGCTGAGCGCGCGCTAAGCCGTCTTGACTCGGCGTACGGTGGTCAGGCTGGTTTGATTCGAGATGCGGCACTAAACCTGAGCGTCTCCGGCGAGTGCTATCTCGTTCAGATGCCAGCGAAGCCAGGCTCCGGCACTCCAGAATCGTGGGACATTCGCTCAGTTGACGAGGTACAGATCGACCAAAAGAACAACTACGGAATTGCGCCTCGCCGGGACATTCTTGGTGGAAACGGCAGCATGAACCAAAAGCAAGGTCTTGTTCTTCTTCCGGGAAATGCGTTTATTGGTCGCATTTGGCGCGCGCACCCCAGATTCTCTGACGAGGCTGATTCGAGCTTGCGCGGTCTTCTTGATCTTTGCGCCGAGCTTCTGCTTCTGAACAGAACATTCCGTGCGACCGCTCGTTCTCGTCTGAACGCTGGTGCGTTGTATCTTCCGGACGGGCTTAGTGTCGCGGCGTCTCCGGACCCCGACTACCCGTTTGACGATCCGACCGACATGTACCCGGAGGCGACACCCGAGGAGATGGGTGACGAATTCGAGGATCAACTCATCGATGCGATGACGACACCGATCCGAGACGAGGATAGCGCCAGTGCCGTTGTTCCGCTGATTATTCGTGGGCCTGCTGAACTTGGCGATCGCATTAAGCAGTTTAAGTTCGAGCGTTCATTTGACCCAGCACTTGCGCAGCGTGCTGACCGTGTGCTCGAGAGAATTCTTCAGGGCCTCGATGTGCCAAAGGACATCATCACCGGTCTTGCGAACGTGAAGTACTCGAACGCTCTTCAGATCGACGAGTCACTGTACAAGGCGCATATCGAGCCGTTGATGCTTTTGATCGCCGACGCGCTCACCGTTGTATATCTTCGTCCTTATCTGATTGCAAACGGCTTCGATAAGACAGAGGTCGAGCGCATCGTTGTTTGGTTTGACCCAAGCGCCGTTGCGACTCGTAATGACCGCGCGGCAGACGCTGATAGCGGCTTTGATCGCATGGCGGTGTCGTTTGACACCTGGCGTAAGACTCACGGTTTCAGTGATTCAGATGCGCCGACTCCTCAGGAGGTCGCGATGCGTCTCGTCTTCGAGAAAGGCATGATCACTCCAGAGCTCACTGAAGCGATGATTGGAGCGTTCGCGCCTGAAGCTCTCGAGGCGGCTAAAGCAGCACAACAGGCGCAGAGTGTCGCGCCGATGCCGCCCGGCCTCGAGCAACTTCTTCAAGGAGCGCCGCCTCAGGCATCGGAGCCTCAGCAGGGCGTAGAACCAGAATCACCACAGCCACCGGAGGCGCAGTGATGGCAAAGAGTAGCAGTGTTCCGGCGAAGCCGAGTGAGAGAATCAAGGGCTCAAAGAAAAATAAGCCTGGTTCAGCAAAGGCAAAGAACGCTAAGAAAATAAAGTTTTCAGACAAGACTGAAAAAGCTCTTCGCAACAAGATGCAGGAGCACAATAAGAAGGCGTCTGCTGGCCGTAAGGCGACGATGGGGCAGCTCAAGGCGGTGTACCGCCGCGGTGCAGGCGCGTTTTCAACATCTCATCGCCCAGGCAAGACACGAGATCAATGGGCGATGGCAAGAGTGAACGCGTATCTAAAGCTTCTTCGCTCCGGTAAGCCGTCAAACCCAAACTACACCCAAGATAACGATCTTCTTCCGGCGACGCATCCGAGGTCGTCAAAGAAAGACGCTTCGGCGATTACCGCAGGTACACGCCCGGTGTATGAAGAGTTGTTTGTTGAAATTCTCGATGAGAGCGAGTATGCATCTCCAGAGGAAGCAATTGTTGCGATGGCCGAGTACTCGGGCTTCGGCTACGAGTTCATTCCATCCGTTCGAGCCGCGTGGAAGCGCGCGCTCGCTAATGACGAAAACCCGTTTGACCGTGCTAAGGATTTAGTGACACTTCTAGGATACAGCAGAGATCGAGATCTATTACCACGTTACACAGGCGAGGCAACGTCGTGAAAACAAGAAACAGAAGTGTTGCAAAGAGTAAGTTCATTCATCAGTACGGAATAAAGATCCGTACCGACGTTCTTGCGCTTGTTGCTGATGCGAACAGCCGCGTTCTTCCGGAGCGCAGAGTTGCTGTTGCTGCTGCGATTGCTGTAGCGAACCGTTCACTGGCGCGAACAGTGACGCACGACCCTCGAGTAAGAGTGTTCAACGCTCTTCGCGAGGTGTCACAGTTTATCTCACTCTGCACTTCTAATACACAAACTTCTCAGTCGATGCGTCACTGCGATTTGCTTCCAGTGTCGCATCCGGCGTCGACAAAGAGTCATAAGATGAACAGCGCGTCGCTTCGTCACGCGAATGCTCGTTGGCTTGCGGCTGACCCGTTCATTGATGACAGCTATCGCGCGCTTGTTTCAGCCGCGTACTCGGCGTTCCCCGGCTCGTCAGAGAGAGTTCACGCGTTCACCCGTCTGTCTGTCGCGCCGTCAGGTGCTGTGCCAACTTACCTGCGCCTCGACGACGCTATTGCTCCGGAGCCTCTTAGCATTGTTGCTGTTGGTGGCTTCGGCATCGGTGGCAACTCAAGAGCTGCTCGCTCGCTTCGCGCGAGAATGCAGCGACGCGATCGTTACGGTCGATTCGCCTTCATGGGCGGCGGCTTTAGCTTCAACTTAGATCTTGATGGCAGCATTTTCTCAGTCTCCGGACGTGTTGTTGGAGCGTCTGGCGACGATGACATCGAGATCGAGATCACTGACAGCCCAAGTCTTCCAGGCGGCATCTACGCGCTCCCTTCGTCAAAGGGCGTGTCTTCGAAGGCGATTATCTCGAGAGAAGCGCTTAAGGAGATCCCGGAGGTAGAGCTCGACAGAGTTACCGGCGGCCGCGAGTCGCTCGTTCGAGAAGGAGAAATCAGTCGTCTCGACGCTCCCACGGGGTGGTCGAGAGCAGATAGCGGTGACGCCGGCTTTGAGCAGTTCGTATCTGATGACGGCTACTTCGTTCGAAAGAATCTTGAGACCGGAGACTACAGTCTCCATCGTGCTGATCTCACAGACAACTCCATTGGCGAAAAGGTCGCTGACGGCAAGTCGTGGGCTGACGTGCAGCGCGCCGCGAAAGATGACTCGCCGGCATATGAGAAGGTTCTACAGGAGGCTGCTGACGCAGAGGGTGCCACTGAATTCCCGACCCGAGACTCTCAAATTGCAGACGTTATAGATCGAGCTCTCAAATCTGACTACATAAGAGAGGATGTCCTCGAACGAGAGGAAATCGAGAATGATATTGCGACAATTGTCAGTGAGCCAAACGGCTCTGGCCTAATCACCGATATAGATGACGACGGCATCGACATCCTGTACACGCACGACAGGGACGGGAACAAACTTGATTCTCCAGAAACTCGGACAGTTGCCTGGGGAGACGTCACTGAGGACTTCCAAGAAGTTTCATTCAGACCCGAGGAGCAAGAAGATTTCTATGGTGAACTCGAGAGGATTGTAGAGGGTGCCCGCGAGGTAGACGCTGCTGAGGCGCGTTTCCCTAGCGGAGAAAAAATGTTTGACGACTCCCGCGAGGCGTACGAGGCGTGGAAGAATCAAATTGGCGCAGGCCCACGAGACATGACTTACGAGGAATGGCGTAAGTGGATAAACAGTCGTGCTGATGAGCCAGGTGTATTTCCAAAAGACGTGTTTCCAGATGGCTACCCGATTAGCCCGATGGACACCTCAAGAATTGTCGAAGAGAGAAGAAAAGAAGAAGAGCGCGAAAAGAAAGAAGCAGAGCGCGCAGAGAGAGATGCTCGAAAAGCTATAGAAAAGTTCCTTGAGGAGGAGAGACGTGATCTCTTCCCCCCAGTGAAGCCAGTGAAGCCTCGGCCAAAGCGCGACGACAAGAAGGCTAAAGAGCTCGAGCAGATGACAGACGAAGAGCTCATGGCGGAGCTCGCAAAACATGGCAAGAGAGCGGAGAGACCGTTTGACAGAGGCTATTCACTGTTTGCGGATAAGTCTGAGTACTCTGCTAGTTCCATTATCGCGGAGTTACAGTCCCGCGGCTACGAAGTTGCTAAGAGTGGGCCAAGAAAGCCCAAGTACTATGGGGACTACGCTGCTGGCGATGAGGGCTACACGGTCTACAGGCCTGGTCAGGCTGGCATGTTCTTCCCCGAGCTTGACTCCGGCAAACCTGCTGCTGAAACTCCAAGCAGGGACTCTCAAATCACAGACGTCATGGACCGCGTCATCGACTACGACAAGTCAAAAGGCGACGAAACAGGCAGACCTGGCACCACTCTCAAGAAAGTAGATCGCCAACCTTCCGAAAAAGACGAACTCGAGAGAGGAATTGCGACAATTGTCCAGGGCCCGAACGGTTACGGCGTAGTAACTGAGTCTGACGAAGACGGCTTTGACGTAACGTACACTCACGACGAGAACGGAGTAAGACTTTCTTCTCCAGATACTCAAAGAGTGTCCTGGGAAGACGTTGCCGACTTCGACAAAATCTCGTTCTACTACGGTGACGACGATACAGAAGATTTCTACGGCGAACTTGAGGACATTGTAGAAGGCAAGACCCCAGAAGGCCAGGTTCCCGTATCCTCGAGTGAGTACCGAGAGGGCTCAATAAGCGCAGAGTACGAAGGCGAGCTCGCTGAGGTATTTCTTGAGGAGCCAAGCCCTGGCAACTACATTGTCACTGCCATTGTTCGCGCGCCAGAGGACGCTGAAGAAGACGTCGAGGTCGCGTTCAGAGCAGACTCAAGCGATCCGTCAGTTACTGACTTTGACGCTGAGATCAGAGATAACTTCGGCCAAGAGGTTCTTGACTTCTTCAAGCCAACCGATGACGACATCACGCCTCCGACCGAAGGTGACGGCAGCGATCCGCTTAGCCCAATGAACACTAAGCCTAAGGGCGATGGCGTTCAAATTGCGTTCCCAATGGTTGAAGAGGACTTCACCGAAGATCTCGTTAAGCGTGTTAATGACGCCGGCGGGTACATCGAAGAGAATGACAGTCTGTACGACAGTCTTGACGGGTCTCCTCTTGGAATGGGCGATGAACGCAAGGTTGTTGTTACGTTTGATAAGCCTAGGCTGACTCCAGAGGAGGCTCGCAGCTTCCTTGGCGACGCTGAGACTGACGGTGCACTTAACGCACGTTTCAGCAACGATGACGAGGAGAACGCCGAGCTTTTCCAGAAACTAACCGAAGGTGACGGCGACCCAGACATCTTTGACGGGGTTACTCCAGACATAGACCCAGAGCTATACACTGGCGGGCCCGCTGATATTACAGATACGAGCTTCTTCGGCATTAGATCTGCAATAGAAGACGCGATGGAGGCCGGCGGAACAGTTCGGTTCATGTACAGCGGCAAGGAGAGAACGTTTACTCCAAGTCGCATTTACAGTAACCCGAAGAACGGGCTAACTAACGTCGTCGGGTTCTTAGACGTCGATGGCGAGATGGAAGAGAGAACGTTCTCTATTGACAAAATCTCGCCGATGCCAAGCGAGTCTAAGACTCCGTCTGGGATTTCTCCAGAATTCGAGAGCGAGTTTGACTCGATGTTCGAGGTCCCAGATGGCGCGCACAAGGTTGACATCTACTCGATGTACGAGCCCCGTGGTCGCACCGATGAGACAAGCGAAGACTACACAGACGATCCTTCTGAGCTTTCGACAAGATTTTCGCAGGAAGAGCTTGCCAAGGCTCTGCGCGAAGCTGTCATGCCTAGCGAGAGTGGGGACCGTGCTGAAGGTCTCGGCAATCTTGAGTTCTCAGACGGAGATGAAACTGTGCCTGCTGAGGCGCTCTATGAAGCGCTTCAAATGTCAGGTGTCGATGCCGACATAATTCTTGCGGGCATCTACGACTCGGCGTTTGATGACCCTAACCGTGTCAGCAACGTCGAAAGACTACAAGAGTTTAAAGGCGACATGTTTGATTCGCCTGAGTACAGCCCGGCACGCTCCGAAATACCTCAGACGCAAGGCGAGGCCGACAGAGTCACGGCGCAGAAAGCTCAGCGAACTGGGCAGAGCTTAGACAACGAGCGAGCGCAACGCGCTGTTGAGCTTATGCGCTCTCACGAAGAAACAAATCCAAAGATCAAAGAAATCGCGGATCAAATTATCTTCGGCCGCAGCGACGATCCGGTTTTGTCGTTTGATGAAGCGTTTGAAAGATTCTACCCACTATCGAAGTCCGACGACCCAGCAGATCGCGAAGCGTTCAGAGCGTTCTGGGGTATCGTCATGTCTATTGACGGTGGAGACGGCGGAGATCTCGCTGAACCAGACGTAATCTCCCCCGAAGACTCAAGAATGCGAATGCTCGGTGCTATCAGCAATATTCTTGAGAGAGACGGAGTAGACGGTGACATTGCATCAATAGCAGAAGACGCGTACTACGAGATGATCGAAGAGTACGGCCAGTACGCCGACTACATCAATGGTAAGAAAGCAATTTCGTCTGGCTCTGACGATCTGTCGGCGGACACTACCGCTGCCGCGTTCTACAGAATTGTTTCTTCCGCCGCGTCACCGAATAATCGGCCACTCTATAGAGTCCTTAACATTCACAAAGATAATCCGGAGATCGAGACTCTTCTGACTGAGGGTTCGACGTTTTCTATGGATGCTCGCCCATTCACTGCGCAGGAGATTGCCGATGGCTCTCTAATGAGTCGTCTGTTCTTCCCCACCGGCGTGAATGAGCGTAGAATTGTTCTTGAGGTGCCACCAGGCGAGATTGACAGCCTTAACGTGTCAGACATGTCGTTTGTCCCAGACGAGCAGGAATGGATCGGCTTCGGAGAGCTACAGGTAGTGTCTGTCCGCGAGCAGAGTAATGAGTTTGGTGTTGAGACTATTGTTCAAGTTCGTAGAGCCGATGCGGCGGCGCCTGAAGCGCCGTCTGCTGCTACAGCGTACGATCCAGACGCCGACGACATTGAAACATGGTCTCGCACTGGCGGCCAGGCGGGATCGAACCCGGGTGGGTTCTATGAGACTCCCGATGGCAGAAGATACTACGTCAAGTCGCCGAGATCGCAGTCTCACGCGGAGAACGAAGTTCTTGCATCCGCATTCTACGAGATGCTCGGAGTGCCGGCAGCACGTGTTCGCCTCGGTCGTGAAGATGGCGACACAAGAATCGTCTCTACATTAATTGAAGACGCCGACACCGGTGACTTTGAGTTTAGGGTCGACGGTGGAGACACTGAGTATCTCGACAAGGTCCGTCAAGGATTTGTTGCTGACGCCTGGCTAGCAAACTGGGACAGCGTTGGGCTGGTCTATGACAACATCGTCACAGACGGCAATGGAGACCCGGTGCGTCTCGACCCAGGCGGCTCGTTGATGTATCGTGCTCGTGGCGCTGAGAAAGGCTCGGCGTTTGGCAACAACGTAACAGAGCTCGACACTCTTCGCGACCCAGATCTAAATCCGCAGGCGGCGTCAGTCTTTGGCGATATCGATGATGCAACATTGCAGGCTGCCGCGAAGAGACTTCGTGACATCACTCCGTCGCAGATTGACGAAACAGTAGATTCAATTGTCTCGGATCCAGATGATGCCGCTCTTCTTAAGGAGCGCTTGAAGGCTCGTCGCCAGTCGATTCTTGATCGCTTCGGGATTCAAGAAGGCCAAGACGATCCCGATCTTTTCCCAGATCCAGAGCCGCTCACTGACGCGATGGGCTACCAGGCGCAGGACCTAGTGCCAGGCGACATTACCGCGACTGATTCATTTGTCGTCGAAAAAGTTTTCCGCGATTCCGAAACTCCAAAAGGCAAGGTAAGTATTCAAGGATACTACCCTGGCCACGAGTCTCAGCGCAAGGAGTGGAACGAAGACACTGAGATTGAAGTTAGCCGCGGCGGTACGACACCTCCAAAGGGCGATAAGCCCGCGCTTCATCGACCAAAGAGACCGTACTCGCCTAGAAGTCAAGAGACGTTCAGTGGCGACATGCGAGATCTTCTTGAGGGCGCAGAGAGCTGGGAAGAAGTCGCGGAGATCATTCGCGGAACTGAGATCGTCTACTTTGACTATGAGACAACTGGCATTGGAGACGGCGAACTCAACCGTCCTGTGCAGATCGGTGCTGTTCGAATTGTCAACGGCGAGGTCGTCGATAGATTCAACATGTACATGAATCCAGAGTTTAGACTCTCGGATTGGTCAAAAGAGAATCTAAAGCGCGAGGACGGGGAGCTTGTCACCGACGAGTGGCTAGAGACTCAGCCATCAATGCGCGAGGCGCACGAGCGATTCATCGAGTTTGTTGGAGATCGTCCGATTCTTGGCGGACAGAACGTTCCGTTTGATACTGAAGTACTACAGCGTACTCTAGGCGAGCAGGGCCTCGAACTCGAGATTGGTGGAACTATTGATTCTCTGCCAATGGCAAGAGGGACTCTGCCAACGTGGTCGTCTGGCTCTCCAGACGGTCCTTCGCAGGTAGGCCGCGACGGCAAGAGGCGTTCGTCGAACAGCCTCGGCCCTGTCGCTGAGTACCTCGGTGTAGAGCTCGGCAACTGGCACCGCGCTGACGCTGATGCCGAAGCCGCCTGGGACATTACTGACGCGATGCTAACCCGCGCATCGGCGCCTGATGCTGACGTTTCTACAGAGTCGTTCGATGGCCGTGAGGCTGAAAAGATCGCCCAAGACCGCGCAGAGTACGACGCTGCAATGTCGGTGTACAAGGACGAGCTCGCTGACTACGAAGCCGCTAAGGCCGTAGCGGCCGCGTGGAACTGCGGCGGCGCCGGCATCACAGCGGCAGTCGGTGATGGAGAAGGCCCGTGCGACGTGCCAGACCCAGACGACATGATCAACAATGCGACTCCAGACGAGTCGATTGTAGACCCCGAAGGCGTACCTGGCGGCGCAACAGACAGCAACGTCTCAATGGCAGATGCTCTTGATGACGGAGTTGTTGAGCGTCCTGAGAAAGATGGCGTAAACGTCAAGGATCCCTACGCTGACGAGAAGTTCCCACCGACGGCTCAACAGCGCGATGTTGTTGACGCCGTGCTTACTGGTGAAAATGTTGTTGTTCGTGCTCTTGCCGGGACTGGTAAGACGAGCACTCTTAAGCTTATTGCAAGGCGCTTGAAGAAAGAGCAGCCTAAGAAGAGAATAGCGTACGTCGCGTTCAACAAGTCAATTCAGCTCGAGGCTGATGCGACAATGCCAGGCAACGTTGAGTCACGTACTGGCGACTCAATCGCGTGGAGAGCAATTGGCTCGAGTCTCACAGACAAGCGTAAGAAAAACCGCTTCAACAACAAGCCAAGTAAACTTGCCAATGACCTCGGAATAACTGGGCAGCCAAGCCCAGACGAGCCAGACAAGGACATGACGGCTACTCAGGTGTATCGCGCGATCAATAAGGCGGTCACAAACTATACGATTAGCGCCGATGATGAGATTGGCCCTCAGCACTTCGAGTTTGACAACGTCCCAGACGAATGGATTGCTAAGGCCGGAGAAATTTGGGACGATCTTAAGAGCCCGAGTGGCGTTCTTCCGTTCAACAACAACCACGCGACGAAGATCTGGGCGTTGTCTCGCCCTGATCTATCTGCCGACGGCTCCGGACTTGACTACAAAGCCGATGTCATCTTCTTTGACGAAGCACAGGACATCAACCCTGTAATCGGAAAGGTCATTGCAGATCAGACCGCGCAGGTTGTGTACGTTGGAGACGGTAATCAAGCGATCTACGGTTTCCGCGGTGCTGAAGACGAGCTACAAAAAATCAGTGCTCCGAATGATCTGCCATTAACAAAGTCTTGGAGATTCGGCCCGCAGATAGCCGGAATCGGTAACAGGTTCTTAGCAGCTCTTGGTTCGGACTACAGAATCGAAGGCGGCGGCCCAGACGGCAAGATCCTCCCGAGAGGGGGCATGCCCGATGCTGACGCGGTTCTTGTTCGCTCAAACGCCGGCGCAGTTCGAGAAATCTACAGAGAGCTCGAGGCTGGAAGAAAAGTCGGTGTAACTAAGTCGTTTAAAGAAGACCTAGAGAGATTTGTTCGCCACGCTGATTGGTTGAAGTCTGGGGCAAGACTAGACGATCGACCGCAGATGCACGAAGATCTTGCGCCGTTCTCGTCGTGGGATGAAGTTGTCAAGTCTCTCGAAGACGAAGACAATAAGAAGCTGGAATTTCTTGTCGATCTTGTAGACAGCGAAGGCGTCGACGGACTGTACGACATGCTAGGTCGTCTAATCCCGTACACTACTAACGCTGACGTGTCATCTGACGAGCTTCCGAGCGCGCCGCCGCTTATGCCATCAGAAGTTGCGAGCGGTTCGTCTGGCGAAGTTGCTAATGGCGTTATGTTCGAGGTTTCTGGAGACAGAGTAAAACTCTCCGGAAAAACATTTGACACTAAAGAGTCGATCAAGGCTCTCGGATTTAAGTGGAACGCCGCTGACAAGAGCTGGGTGCGCTCAATCAAGGGCGACGACAACCGCGCGCGGACATTGAATGAGCTTCGCTCGAAGCTTGCTGGCGACGGATCAGCGGACAGACCTGACGTCGTAGTTAGCACGGCGCACAGAGCTAAAGGTCTCGAGTGGGATCGTGTTCGTATTGGCGATGACTTCAGAGGACCAAGAGTCGACGGCGAAACTGGCGCAACAATTATGCCAGCGGATGAAGAGCTGCGTCTTGCGTACGTTGCTGTTACACGCGCGCAGAAACAACTTGATCCAGGCTCTCTTGAGTACATCTACGGATATACAACTGAAGCAGACGAGTCGCCCAATCTGCCTAGCGCTCCTGAGGCTGATGTCCCAGAAGCTCCAGAAGCTCCAGAAGCTCCGCCAGTACCCGTGGAGATCGACCCAGAGCGTCGCGCCGCTGAAGTAGCGAAGTACAATCTTGAAGATCTCGGTGAAGGCGAGCTTGACGCTGTCGGAAGCGAAAATAGCTACATTCGACAGATGTTCTCAGACACCTGGGAAGCGTGGGTTGACGGTCAGTCAATCGGGACTGCCCCGACTCAAGAAGAAATCGTCGAGATGTACAACGAACGCGTTGGCGAGGTCGTTGACTCAAGACTCTCAGCGAGCGAAGAAGTTGCTGAGACACGTGACGAAGTCGCGCCAGGCGGGACTCCGGAGTCTCCTGAGGCTCTCGAAGGTGACATGCCGCTGCCGCCTCCTTCTCCAGACGAGGCTCCGGTTGACACATCTGGCGCAATCATTGAAGAAGTCGCGTTTGATCCTAAGACCCAGAAGACATTCGGCGACGACTTGTCAGAAGCCACAGACGACCTTGAGATGGTTAAGGACGATATCTATAGCAAGGGCTCAACTGGTAAGAAGTTCAAGGACGCTCTTCAAAGAGCGATTGACGCGATTTCAGACTACACCGACGGGAAGATTTCTCTCAGCGAGGCAGTATCTCGTTTGCGCAACGAGGAGGACGGGCTTGACGAGTTCTCTACCTCGACTGGCAAGACAAAGCTCGACTACGACTTTGCGCACGGATCAGTGCGTGACGCAAGAAGAATTCTTGACGGCTCGGTGTATGGACCTGCTGAGATTGGCAAGGGTCTTCCGCCAGAGGGTAGCGGTCTTGGGTTTAGTAAGGACGGCGTGTTCATCAAGCCTGGGATGCGAGTTCGAGATAAGTGGGGCTATGCCGGCACAGTTGTTCGGTACAACGAAAGTGGCGGATACGTCAATGTCTACATTCTTAAGGACATTGATCATCGCGACCCAGACAAGCTTGGTGAAAAAGCGAAGAAGAGCTATGGTCCTAAGAAGTACATCGACAGTAAAGGCACAACTGCGCTTACAGTAATCAAGGACGGCGACGACAACTCGCCGTGGATTGACAGCGGTAAGGTTCCTGAAGGCAAGAAGCCGAAGAACCTTGACTCGCAGCTCGAAGAACTTCGTAAGATGGGCGACGATGACGGTGAAGGTCCGATGGGTGTCGAGCCGCCGTCTCCAAAGCCAGACGACAGCGGGGACTCGGGCGAAGCGCCAGCCGGAACTACAGAGGCTCTTCGTGAAAACGTCGAGGACAATAGAAGAGATGACGCCTGGACAGGCGAGGAGTCTGATCGTCCTGAGTCTCCTGGTACCGACGTGGCGCAAGCTTCAAAAAACATCACAGAAGCTTTACGAGATTCTGAGAATCCGGAGTATACGGCAGACGATGAGACGATCAAAGATCTTCTTCGAGAAGAAATTGGTCAGACGTCGCCAGACGATACGTTCATTACGATTAGTCCACCGAGTGGCTTTGAAACAACAATACGTCGATCCGACGCTATTGCAGTTGTTGGTGATTCCCCAAAAGTTGACGCCCCTGAGGGGGCGCCAAACAACGACGCTCTCGCTGAGGAAAAGCAGCTTAAAGAAAGAATCAAAGTCTTTGAGGCCAAAGGTGGACTAACAAGGGAAGAAGCCGAAGAGTACGTCGCGTTATCAAAAAGAATAAATGAGCTACGTTTCGATAGAAGAAAAGACGCAAAAGCATCAGTAGAAGACGTCGCTGATGCTGCTGAAAGGCTGAGCACTCTTTCTCCAGAAACTAACTTGGCCGCATACAAAGATCTGTTCAAAAATAAAGGAGTGTACACGGCAATAAAGAGTGCTGCCTCCGGAGTATTTTTCAATGCTGATACAGACGTAGACAAAATTATGGACGGCGATGATCCAGAAACATCGCCACAAGATTTTTACGACGCCTTTAAGGCGACTAGAGAAGCTCTTCGTTCGCAGTATGGTGACACCGTTCCGTTGTTTCGCGCTGTCGGTGCTCAGAAAAAGAAGTCGACAACAAACTGGGCGACTACAAGAGAGTTTGTAGAGCAGTTTGGTGACAACGTTGTCGAGGAGTTAGTCCCCGTTGAGAGAATTGCAGCAGTCCATGTGACGCGCAATGGCAAATACCACGAGGTGATAGTCCTAGACGAAGACTACGACATCAGCGACCTTGTAGATTCTCCAACAGTCGATGCTGAATCTGAAGTATCTGAAAAAATTAAGAATTTCGAGCCAGATGATGTTCTGTACAGCGATGACGATGAGCTTACATCCGAATTTGAGTTGGCCGGATTCTTACAGTCTAGAGATGTTGCAGACAGAACTATCTCGCTGTTAGAAGAGTATCTAGAAAATAATTCAAAAGAAGAGAATGAGTACTTAGACGATCTAGTCGACGTCTTATCCAATGCTCTACAAGACGACGACAATATTGGTCTTAAGGACGTAGTATCGGAACGCATAGAGTTTGCAGAATCTGACGACGTAAAGAAGAAAGAAGCTCTAAGAGCCTTAGTCGCGTTTCTAACATTCTTTGACGGCGGAATTTTAGACGGGTACGGCACGACGGAGCGCTATCTAGGGGGAGCGCTTAGCAAGATTGACAAGCCTAGCTCGATGAAAGACGTTGTTAAGTTTGCTCAAGAAAACAAACTTCCAGTGTCGTATGGAGATCTTCTTAGATCACAATTAAAACTAGTACAAGGAGAAGAACAGATAGGCGGAGAAGAGCCATCAGTTGCTGGCGCTTTCTTTCGTCTACTTACGCGACTTTCAGAGTCTTCTCCCTACAGTGGAAAAATGTACAGAGGGATTGTCAACAATGAGAGCACTGAGGACTTCATAACAGAAGGATCTACAGTTACTATCCCGCCTCGATCTTTTTCAAAGGACGTAGAAACATCAGAAGAATTCGGAGACATCATTCTAGAAGTCGATGGAGAAGATGCAATTGGAGTAGATGTAAGCGAACTATCGACATGGGATGAGGGAGAGGTTATCGCGTACGGCTCGTTCAAAGTAGACTCAGTCGAAGATCGCGGAGACGGCTCGTACTACGTTAAGCTCGTGAAGTCGCAGAAATCTGAATCTTTAGAAGAAAAAGTTAAATCTCTCGAAGAAAACACTCAAGATACAGAAACTTCCGATGTAGATAGCCCGGTCGATGGTGATGACTCTGATGCCGGCGAGTTCTCAGATTCTGAACGTGCCATTATTGAAGGTGCAGGGTTTGAGCCAGGGTCAGTAGAAGATGCTTCGTACCGAATTTCAGCGTTGAGAATAATAGATAGTCAGAGAGAAGAGCAGGGAAAGTCCCAGTCTGATTTCACCGAGCAAAAAGTACAGCTCTTTATCGAGAATATCGCAAAGGCAGTCTCGGAAAAACACGATACGTACTCAGAAAGCCCGAGCAAAGAACTTGCCCGCGACTATTACTCAATCGCATCAGACGAGTGGCTTGACGCAAATCTCGTAGATGCTCGTCACCCTAGACCGACTCGGGAAATAGTTGTCAAAGCGCTAGAGAGTCTCAATCCATTTCGTGTCGGCAGCCCGCATCACATCGCGTGGAGTCGAGTGCTTAATTCGCAACTTGAAGAGACGTACGACAACGCTGGAATATTGCCAGACTATGAAGGAAGGTTGACTACTCCTCAGACCAACAAGGTCTTTTACTTCATTGAAGGTGATCTCAAAGCCAAAGTAGAAAGTGGTAAATGGAGAAAGTACATCGAGGATGCTGATCCCGAGTGGGTTGAGCAGAACATTAATTCTTCTGGAGAAATATCAAATCAGAAGAGTATCTACCCTCTCCAAAAAGCTACGTACAAGGGAGTAGAATTTAGTCAGATAGACGACGATGTCTGGGTGGCGGAGTCGTTTATAGATAGATACGACGTCAACGTTGACGATCCCGATGTTCTACTACCAATGTTTATACCGATGGGTGACGGTGGAGCAGATAGCGCTGGCGAAGGTTATTTCTTCTCGGCGGAGAAGCAAAGATTTTGGGGAAGATACGGCGCCGGCGGCGCGCTAATCTCGTTTGTTGACGATGATGGAGAAGTTAAGTACGTTCTTGGCAAAAGAGCAACGTGGATCCCAGGAGGAGGGGGGAAGTGGGGTCTGCCTGGTGGAGCGCATAGAAACAGAAGAAATGCAGAAGACCCTAGAACAACCGCGATTGAAGAGACCGCAGAGGAAATTGGAATTTCTATCAACGCGTTGACAGTCCCCGACTTCATACATGAGAACGATGTCACGCAGGACTGGCGGTACTCTACAGTTGGCTTCACAGTTTCTGCTGAAGACGCGAAGAGCGCGAAAATCAGCGATAACGAGACGTCAGAAATTAAATTCTTCACCGCTGATGAGCTCCTACGCATGGTCGGAACCGGCGAGCTACACCCGTCTCTCGACGAATTCATGCCAGAGCTTTTGGAAAGACACTCAGAAGCACTCCGCGCGCGCGCCGAGACTGCAAAGATGTCTAAGAATTTCACGGACTACAGCAACGAAGATCCTTTTGAGGTAGATGAAATTTCTGAGGTCCTTGCAAAAGAATATAGACAGATTTTTGATGAGCAAGGCATTCCTGAGACAGTTATGGGCAACACTATGGCTGTAGTGGCTGCTGTTAGGCACGCGTACTCTTCAGAAATTGACAAGAGCGAGAGAGGGTACTTAGGCGAGCTCGCTCGCATCCGCGATATTCTTAATTTTGCGCGAGTGGCGGCGGTCGATATCAACTATAATAGAAGACCTGATACTCCTGATGGAGACGCTAAGCCGTACAACGGGGCTATTGAAACTCAGACCCTCGCGATGATTAGTCAAGGCGACGTAGTTGGGGCTTCAATATATCTTCATGCTGCAATAGGAGAAGCGACAGATCCTGAAGTTCGTGCTGTACTAGGAGAGTTTAAGAACGCTCTTATTAACGGCAGATTTAAAGACATCGAGGTAAAAGACGACTGGACAATTAGTAAGAAGAATCAGTCATCAATTGGAAAGAACGCAGTCGGCGGGAAAGATTCGTGGGTTGCTGTCGCCACTACTCTTCGCGAGAGCATCGAATCCATTAAACGAATAATGGCTGACAACCCAGAAGCGGCTAGAAAGGTCTCAAAACTGTTTATGTCAGACCCGGCACTAGCGGCGCGGGTGGCCGCGTCACGATTCCTCGGGCCAGGGAGAGAGCTTAGAGAAGACGTAGACGTTCTTCCGTTAACGAGCTCGGCGTTTGACGACGTACCGTCTATGACTGAAGCTATTAGTATAGCCAACTCTGCTGACAAGAAGTCGATAGCAACTTCTACATTGTTTGATGGTTCAGACATAGAAGACGGTGAGGTGGAGATATCTCGAGTCAAGCGCAACTTTAGCGACAAAGTTAAGACACAAATGTCATTCAAACTTACCGCCTGGGCTGCTGAAAGACTTACTGCTGTCGCTAAACAGCGGGCTAGAGACGATGACTCCGGGTGGTCAGTTAGCACTTCAACTGGCACTGATCGTATGAGAAACACCGTGATCGGTTACGCGCTATACAACACTTTTATTCAAGTCGACGACAACGGCGTAAAGTATGTAGGCGAGTCAAATGACATTAGAAAAGAAGACGGTAACGGAAGACTCTACCTTGATAGATCTATGCAAGAGCTCGTGTATCAAGGAGATGGTTTTTCAATAAGAATTGCAACAACCTCTTCTGGCAGCTCATACAGTAGTCCATACACGGGGCTGTACAATGAAGAAGGTGGAGCTGTCCAGGGCGGATCTGACAATCTTATTGCAGACGTAAACAGAGTTCGTATTCTTTTTGACGACGACAATCCCTCAAGTGAAGTCGTTGAACTAGCAATGAAAGTAGCCGGCGTTCGCGACCCAAGACCGGCAACAGAGCAGGACATCGAGCTCCTTGTAGAAAATAGAGCGATTAGCGTTCTTAGTTCAGAAGGCAACTACAACAACCCGGCGTTCACGACCTCGGGGGCAAATAGAGATAGAATAGTTCAAGAGCTGCGGCAGTTGTATCCGAGTCTTTTTGACTACACTGTAGCAACAGATCCTGCAACCGGCAAGGTCGAGATTCGACACTCTCAAGAGCTTGTCGACGCTCTAAGGAAAAGAATCGCGCTTGGAGGCGGCGAGTCGTTCTGGCACGCTGGCAATCTTCCAGCGTCCTATTCAGAGACTTTTGATGACTCTTGGATAACTGAGAGCGAGGCCGCCGCAAAGGTAGTTCTTCGAGTGCTCGGGCTTAGTGAGCCAGATGATATAGGCGCGGGAGTACCTGGCATTGTCAGTTCTAGAAAGAGATTTGATTCCGGCATAGGCATCGAAGGCCAGTCGTCGTACGCCGACTACGGAACTGGCTCTGCTGAATACGCGTACATTTCTAGAGCTACCCCGAGATCTATTCAAATGGACCCGACATCGACGTACTCGACTACAAACTACGCGTTTGAACTTGATCCAGACGTCATTCTCAGTCGGTTAGACATATGGGCAAACGAGACTGACAGATTTGGCGCTCGGTCGGAGAGAGATCCGTACAATGAAATGACTTCATTCGACGCGTACGAGATTCTTGTTAAAGGCGCGATATCGCCTTCTGCTATTAAGAAAGTGCACGTAGGAACGCAAGTGCGTGAAAATATACTCGTGAGTCTAGAAGCTCGTGGTATATCTGAAATAAACGGAGTGCCTGTTGAAGACTTCTTTGTATTGTTCGAGCGGATTTATTAAACTATGATTGAATACACTGGAATCACGATAAAAGAGTTGACTGGAGAATACACGAACAGGGTCCAATATTGGAATTCTGCACTTGTCTTCAATGATGAAAATCCGGCAATTCAGCTAAGTAGCTTTGACAAATATAAGGTTCTACCGCTGTCAGAACCTCTTAGTGACTTTGAAAATGGCGAAATATCATTCTCGAGTCGTGGAGTACAGTATAGAATGACAGTTGAACGCGCTTCCGATGATTCGGTAAACCCGTCTGATGAGATGAGAGACTGACTGCTATGGCAAGTAAGACCGCTAGCGTCCCAGTGTGGCCAACATCGATCGGCCCCAGAGACGACCTCTACGTTGTTGTCGATTCTGACGTCGATGACGGAGTATACCTTGTTTTTGCTAGCGAGCAAAAAGGCAGAACGTTCATCAGAGACAACGGCTCGTGGGTTCAAATCGATGAAAACTTCTTTGATGAAATTGACGACCCGAAGTACTACACCGAGTATGTGAACGTCGATTTCATCAAATACTTTGACACCAGACAGGTTAAAGGCGAACGAGTTCCAGTTCTCAAGGTCGAGGATTTTTCCGATAAGGACGGCGATCCGACCACGGTCACAGCGGCTGTAGAGGACGGTAAGTGCCCTCCGGCAACGTCTGATATTGCCTTGAATATCAAGAATCGCCAGCGCGCGATCGAGGTTGCTGAATACGGGCCACTCAACCCAGAGCAGCCAAACGATATGTACTGGAAAGATATGGCGGATCGCTGGAGTGTCTCTCCAGAAGATGCTAAAAAGAGCCTGTGCGGCAATTGCGTGTTTTTCTACGTAACAACCAGTGTTAAGAACTGTATTGCTGAAGGTCTTGGCGGCACAGACGGCGCAACCGACCCGTGGGACTCTATCGACGCCGGCGAGCTTGGGTATTGTGAAGCCTTTGACTTCAAATGCGCCTCTGCTAGAACGTGTGCTGCCTGGGCGACCGGCGGGCCGATTACTGACGATAAGCTACAACAAAAAGGTGTAGAGAAATGATCACCGTTCATGGCGAGTCAGAGAATCTGGTTCTCTTTACAGACGGCTCTAGGGGCGTAGTTGTAAACTCCGAAACTAATATGGTAGAAGACTCCGGAATGCTTTCGGAGATGTCGTATCTAATGCCTTGGGGGCCGTGCGATAGTGAGCCCTCCGACGTAATGCACGAGCTTGCATCTGCCGCTCTCTCCGACCTTCGTGTCGTTGCGTTGACTGCTTCTGCCAGAATGTACACTATCCCAAAGGGTGTACAGGCTGAAGCAAAGAAGGCTCTTGAGTGGAGAAAAGAGTACAAAAGAGGCGGGACGCCGGTCGGCATCAGCACGGCAAGAACTTTAGCCGCCGGCGGGCAAATTGGAATTAAAAAGGTTCGCCATATCGCTAAGTACTTTCCTCGTCACGAGATTGATAAGAAGGCAAAAGGCTACGACCCTGGAGAAGATGGCTACCCGTCGAATGGAAGAATTGCCTGGGCGCTATGGGGTGGAGATTCGGCGTGGCGCTGGGCCAAAAACATCGTTGAGCGTGAAAATAAGAAGGCGAAGACTGCCAGCGGCGAGACGGTCGTAGACCCGTACGAAGAGTACAGCGACCAAGAGTCAATGTCAATTAGTAGATACGCTAAGCCTGCCATTGATGTCTTTGATCTTGCACAAAACATTAGTGACGGCGATTGCCCAGAGTTCATCGCTCGTGTTCGTCTTGACGGCAGCGGAATTGATCGTCTCTACATGCTCGGTCTCGATGAGGTTATCTACGTTTGGGACGATGGTGACTGGGACGATCTCGGTCACGTCGACAGCGATATCTACACGTACGATCGGTCTCTTGACGATCCGTATGATGTCGTAGAAAAGCGCCACATTCTTATTGATCCGCAAACCGCGTTGATTATTTCCGCGCACCTTCAGGAGCGCCCGTTCACAAGCGTGTCTGTCTACTCACTCAATGAGGAAGAAGCCGAGCTTGCTGCTGCGGCCGCTGATCAAATTGACTGGGGCGAGATCGACTCAGTGCTCACCGCCGCCGGAGAAGAGAGTGACGCTGACGGCGAATATACTCCCGAGGAGCGATCAGCAAAGGCACGAAAGCAAGTTCGCGACAAAAGCGGCCGCTTCGCTAAGATGGGTGGGCGAGTTGTAGTTGACGGCGATGCGTCGAAGTCCGGCTCGATTAGCGGGATTGACCCAGACACTCAGAGCGTCACTCTGAAGATGGACGATGGCTCAAGTCAGACAGTTCGTGCGAACAGGGTCCAGGCGGAGGGTACACAGCCGGCGATGCAGACTGGCCCTCTCACCGATACACCTGGGATGCCGCTCGATACTCGAGGAATTCTTGGCGAGCCACGCGCGCCGATTGACAGACCAAAGGCAGCAATTCCTGGCGGTCTACCAGCACTACGCTCTGAGGACCTACAAAAAATTGTCAATAATTATCCAGCGTGGGTAATGGAGCAGCGCAGCGGCGGGGCCGATCTACAAGATAAGCGTGTCCGTGGGCAGAAAATTCAACCTGCTGGCGATCGCGCGCCGGAGTATCAAAAGTCCGACTACATTCGCAACATGGAAAGAGAGAGCGGAGAAGAGCTGTTCACTAAAAGAGCAGAGCATCATCCGCTTCTTCAGGACTACTTTAAAAAGAAGCCAAAAGAAAGTAAGATTTGGTACAGTCCAATAACGTCTACCGCGTACGACATCAACGAAAACACCGTTGAACCGTCTAAGCCTGGTGAAGAGCTTACACCAGAGACAAGCGACGTCGAGCCAATGTACGTCGCTATAGTCTCACCTGATGATCCGCAAGCGGTCATGGATCTTGTAAGCGTAGTTCCAGCGTCGTCTACATCGACATCACCGACAACGTTTATTCGCGAAGACGGTGAATGGGTTAAGGACGAGCAGATTCTTGCTGACCTAACATCAGCAACACCTCCGCCTGTAGTCGCTCTTACAGGCGAGGTCTACGATGACGTTTTGGCCCAGGTCGATCAAACGATGACGGCGTCTGGGAACTACGTCTACGTGTTTGATGAAAATGAGAGACGTCTCCTTGAGATGTACGGTGTTGAGCCGTTGAACACCCTGATGGCTGCCGGCGGCCTTGATAGAAATCGCGGCAAAGCTGAGAAGCTCAGAAGATATTGGACAATTGGCCGCGGCGCTCTTAAGATTCGCTGGAACACTCCAGGCGATTGGACACGTTGCTACCGCCATCTACGTAAGTACATGGGCCCTCGCGCGAAAGGCTACTGCTCACTTCGTCACAAGGAGATGACTGGAGTCTGGCCTGGCAGTAAGTACAACGTTGGAAAGAAGAAGAAGAGCGTTCGCGGAAGCGCTGAAGATCTGTACGATGTTCTTTCTGAAGAGCAGATCATCGAGACAAGCATTCTACGAGCAAAAGTCGCTGACGCGAAGAGCAGAGTTCTTGTCGCCGGAGGCTATAAGAATTCTTACGGCGGGTGTAAGTTCAAGATCCCTCTCGTAATCCCAGAAGGTGCAGAAACCGGAGACGGAAGAGTCTTTAAGAAAGGCGCGATCACTCTCCGTGAGCTCCCGCTGCCGCTTCTGTGGCAGATCAAGACAGGCGATGGGCACAACGGATCTGTTGTTGTTGGTCGAATTGATCACATGGAGCGAACTGATGACGGGATCGGAAACGCGTATGGCGTCTTCGACACGGGCGCGTACGGCGCCGAGGCAGAGCGTCTTGTGAAAAACGGATTCATCCGAGGAGTATCGGCGGACCTGGACATGTTCGAGGCCAGCGAAAGTGATGATGACGACGACGAAATTCTTGGCGACGACTCTGATGAAAAAGCGGAAGAGCTTCTTGAAGAGGTCAAGAAAAAGGTCAAGAAGATCGGCGGAGGGAAAATCGAGGTCGATAAGGCCCGAGTAATGGCAGTTACAATAGTACCTAAGCCAGCGTTCCAGGAATGCAGGATCTACATAGAAGACGAAGATAGCGAAGATCTTCAGTCTCAGGAGGAAGAAATGGAAGTCACCCCTGACGGAATCTACGTCGAGGACCTCAACGATCTTGACGCACAGGCGCTAGTCGCCTGTGGCATGGTTGCTGGCTCGATACCTATTGTTCCGCCCGCCGAATGGTTCCAGAACCCCAAGCTCACTAAGGCGACGCCGCTTACAGTGACAGACGAGGGTCAAGTGTACGGCCATATCGCTGCATGGCACGTTGATCACATCGGAATGGCGTACGGGACAAAGCCACCGAGAAGCAAGAGCAAGTACTCGTACTTCCATACAGGAGTTCTCCGAGCAGATGACGGCAACGACTACCCAGTCGGGCAGTTAACTCTCGCCGGCGGTCACGCGCCTCTCGAGGCTAGCGCTTCAGACGCAGCACGTCACTACGACGACACTGGCTCTGCCATCGCCGACGTGCACGCTGGGGAAGATTCATATGGCATCTGGGTAGCTGGCTCTCTTCGCACTACAGCCACGCCTGAGCAGATCAGAGCTCTTCGCGCTTCTGCGCCGTCCGGTGACTGGCGGCCTATTGGTGGTTCGCTAGAGCTCGTCGCCGTGTGTCAGGTCAACGTCCCCGGCTTCCCAATCGCTAGAGCTCGAGTAGCGAGTGGCCAGGTATACGCTCTTGTTGCTGCCGGTGCGTCTACACTGGCGAGAATGAAGAGCGACCCTCTTCAGGACATGAAGAAGAGACTTGACGCTCTTGAAAAACTCTCGGTAGTTAGTGAAGATACTAAGTCTAAGGCCGAAGAGCTTTCTAACAGGGTGCGTAGCACGTTCGCGTACGATGAGCTCGGATACATCTCGACCAAGACGCGCGAAAAGCTTGCTAAAGAGGGTAAGGCTCTTCCGGACGGTTCGTACCCGATCAGAAATATCGAGGAGCTCAAGGACGCGATTCAAGCGTACGGACGCTCAAAGCCGAGCAAGCGAGCCGCGGTGCGCCGTCACATTATGAAGCGCGCGCGTTCTCTCAAGCGAGCTGACCTTATCCCAGAGAAGTGGAAGAACGCAGGTCTCGTAGACGACGACGTTGTTGATGGCATCAAGGCAAGAGTGCAGAGCCTTACGATTCGTGCTGCCGTTGAGAGTGGTGATGCTGACCCAAAAGCGCCGCCGATGCAGTGATTGCCGTTGGCAAAATCATTGCAGAAGAGCAAGAGCTTGCTGACGCGCTAATTGCGATAACTCAGAAGTACGGCAAGTTCAACGAAGATGATACCGGTGTCTGGGCTGGATACGAAACTGCGGCTGAAAATGAGAATGCTGAAATTGGCGTCACCTGCCAAAACTGTATTCTCTACGCGGGAGGCACTGAGTGCAAAATCATCTCAGCGGAAGTCGAACCCATGGGATATTGCAGATTTGCCCTAATTCCCGACGGTGTAGTGAAAGGTAAGACCTCAGAATGACGGGTGTAAAAGCAGTTTCTGCTGCGGCAAAATATGACCGCGAAAACACTATCTATACCTCGGGAGTCGATCAACCACGAGACGCAAAGGGTAAGTTTCGTGTTGTTCTCGCTAGGATCAAAGAGAACCTCGGTACGTCAGGTCTTCAACGCGCTGTAGAACGTGTTGAGGAGCTTGAGAACCTCGATAGTGCTGGAAACTACGCTGCTGCCGCGGCAAGCGCCGCGAAACTGCAAACGCTACTAACGAGACTTGATGAAGGCGCATTAAACGCCACATCCCTTGAAAACGTTAGGGAATCGGCTAGACTTCTAGGAGAAGTCATGGCGAATCTTCCGCTGCCGTTCGGCGAGGAAGTCGAGAAAGTTAAGTTCAGTGATCTTCCGCCAGTACTGCGAGATCTTGTCAAAGACATGATCAGCAGAGTAGAAGAGAAGATCGGCGCCGAAGATGCAGAAGAGCCAACAAAGAAACTTAAAGGATATATGTCTGGAAGTGACGTCTTTTCTCAGGGGGAAGTTTCTTCTGAAATGAGCACTCTTCTGCGCCTACTAACCTAGTTATATGTTACAATGTTTTCTAGGAGAGTGCCTCTGCCTTCCATGGCTTGAGTCCCTCCCTTGGACAGAAACCCGAGGCAACATTATAGTGATGTTGCCGTGACTGGCCCGGAGGAGGGACAGTGGACCGTATCAAGCAAATGCTCGACACGATTGCTGAACTGACCGATGATCAAGTAATCGAGCTTCAGGATGCAATTGTAGGCGAGTTTGAAGCGGTCGAGGGTGAAGATCCTACTCCAGAGTCAGTAGAGAAGATGACAACTCTCGCCGACATGCTTGACACCGTTCGCGATGAGTCGAAGCGTCGCACTGCACTTGCTGAAGAGCTCGCTGCACGCGCCGCCGAGGCCGCATACCGTGTCAAGGGCATGAAGGATGGAGAGGGTGACATGGATGACACCGCTGAAGCTCCAGAATCGGACATGGAGGAAACTCCAGACATGCCTGAGGAAGAGAAAGAAGAGGAGAAGTCAATGTCTGTCGCTTCAACTGACACTGAGGTAGAGGCTGAGCTTTCGACCACACAAGATGAACAAGTTGCCGAGGCTGCCGAAGAGGCTGCTTCTGACGAGGCGGTAGTTGCCGCTGGCGACCCAGAGGAAGACGCTGAGGAAGAGGCTGCGGCCCCTGACGAAGCTGCCGCTGAGGTTGAGCCAGAGGCCGAGCTTGCCGTTGAGGAAGAGGTTGCTGAAGAGGCGCCCGAGGCTGAACTCCAGACTGAAGAAGTTGCTGTTGAGGAGACCGAGACAGCTGCTGAACTCCAGACTGAAGAAGTTGCTGTTGAGGAGACCGAGACAGCTGCTGAACTCCAATCAGAAAACATTGAAATCGCTCAGGAAGAGCAGGAAGGTCAGGAGGCACCAATGACTGCCGCCGCAGATGAGGGCATGGATGTAGAAGTCCAGGCTCCAGAAGACCGTCGTCCCGTACAGACCGAGGCTGCGGCTCCAGTGGTGATCACCGCTGGCGCTGACATCCCTGGCTACACGGCCGGCGCGACACTTAGCAACGTCAACGAGGTCGCTGAGGCGTTCGTCTCCCGTCTGCACGGTCTTCGCCGTGTTAAGGGTGGCGACGGCGAGCAGCACATCGTTGCTTCATTCACAACCAAGTACCCGGAGTCCCGCGTGCTCGGTCAGGACGTTGACAGCAACATCACGAAGATCAAGGAAGTGTCCGGCCCAGAGGCTCTCGTCGCTTCTGGTGGTCACAGCACCCCGTTCGAGGTCAAGTACGACATCTTCGGATTCGGTGTTGGCGATCGTCCGGTCCGTGACTCGCTGCCTCGTTTCCAGGCCGATCGTGGCGGCATTCGCTACATCGTCCCGCCGGTGCTCGCTGATCACGCGAACGCTGTCGGTGTCTGGACAAACGCTGATGACATCGCGGCTTCCTCCACTAAGGACAGCCTCACCGTCACTGCGGCTACAGAGACCACCGTCGCTACCGACGCTGTGACCCTGCAGCTCCAGTTCGGCAATCTCATGACACGTGCGTACCCAGAGCTCGTCGCTCGTCACAACGAGCTCGCTCTGATTCAGCACGCCCGTGAGGCTGAGCAGTACCTGCTCGGTAAGCTCACCAGCGGTTCAACAGCGGTCACGTCCACCAGCCTCATCGGCGTGGCTCGTGACTTCCTAGTTCAGGTCGGTCGCGCCGCGGCTCTATACCGCAGCCGTCACCGTCTCGACTCAAGCGCGCAGCTCCGCGTCGTTGCTCCTCACTGGATCAAGGACGCTATGGTTGCCGACCTCACACTTGCGATGCCTGGTGACGACACCATGGCGGCTGCCGGTGAGATCGACGGCTACCTCGCGGCTCGCAACGTCAACGTCACGTACTCACATGACCTCAACGTTGCTGGCGCCCAGAGCGCAGGCGCGCTGAACGAGTTCGGCGACACCTTCACCTGGTACTTGTTCGCCGAGGGAACGTTCCTGTTCCTCGACGGCGGCACGCTGGACCTCGGAATCATCCGTGACTCTACACTGGTTGGCACCAACGACTACAAGATGTTCGTTGAGACCTTCGAGGGTGTTGCTAAGGTTGGTATTGAGTCGCTCGTCGTGACATCCACCATCTCGGTCAACGGTGTGGCTGCGGCCCTCCGTGACACGACTGGCGGCGCCGCGGCTGCTGCGATCGAGTACTGATCCCAGTAATAGTCACAAGAAATAAGTAGTACATCCACGGGCGGCGTTGAGGACCAAAGGAGAATAAAATGGCATTTCGCGGTGTATACCCTGCATCGGAGTTAAAGCCATCTGTCTTTGGTATTCTCAGCGTCGCCCGTGTGATGTCTCACACCGCAAGGGCGTACGACGAGCGCTGGATTCGTGGATTCTCTTTCGAATACGATTCTGAGCCGACCGTTCGCCTTCTCGAGGACACCGGCACGTCAGCGCACGAGATTTTCAACGGCACTGGGCTGGCGCAGTATGTTGAAGTCAAGCCATTCTTCATCGAAGTAGAAGACTCAAGATCTACATTTGGTCTTACTGGTGAAGATCGAATGGCGTTAGTTGTCAAGCAGCTCGAGGCAGCTACACAGAAAGCTGTTGAGCGAGAGCTATGGAATGGCTACGTAGTAAGAAGTGATTCGACTACTAGTCAATATCTGACAGAAGCCGGCGAGTACACTCTTGCTGCTGGGTCATCGGCTTCGACACCAGTCTCAGCCTGGCGCGCGATTGCTATTCTTGAGGGCGCCATGGCAGGATCGCCTGCTGGGGAGCAGGGAGTGATTCACGTATCTAGAGATGTTGCAATTCAGGCAGTGTCCGACGGGCCGCTTATTAGAGTTAAGAACTCCGACGGTCGAGAGCACTTGGAGACAGTTAACGGAACTCCAGTGATTGTTGGCTCTGGCTACACTGGTGACGGTCCATTTGTGGCAGTCACTAACAAAGCTCTTACTAGCAACGTTGCCACATTGACAACATCTGCTACCCACAATTTGACTACCGGCGACACTGTAAGTGTTTCTGGTGTTGATTCAACATTCAATGGGACGTTCACCGTGACCGGTACCCCCACGTCTACCACGTTCACTTACGCTAAGACAGCGGCGAACGTAACCTCTACGTCTGCATCAGGGCTTGCACAAATGGTCGGATCAACAACTACGAAGTGGATTTTCGCCACTGGCTGTGTAGACGTTCATCTTGGTAAGCCAGAAGTTGTCAATGAGACATTAGCTCAGGGATATAACGTGTCTGGAAACCAAAATGACATGCTAATCAAGGCCCTGCGCCCAGCAGCGGTCTACTTCGATCCAGCGATACACTACACAGTCAAGGTCGATTTGACCGTCTAAAATAGGAACTAGAACACCGCCTCACTGAAGGAGATAAACAGAAATGGCGACCCAAGACTACGCCGCGAGCATCCAGGGTGTGTCAATTCGCGTGACGCGTCTTGATGCCGCCGGTAACCTTCTAAACAACGATGGTGATAGCTACACCACGTCAGCGTTTATGCGCTTGTCGTTTACGCCTGAGTACGAGGCTGGCGATGAGATCACTGAAAAGTCCGCTGACGGCACCATCTGCGTTTCATATCAGGCCCCAGACACTCTGAAGAGAGTCACCATGGAGCTAGCGATCTGTGAGCCAGACCCAGAGCTGACTCAGCTCATGTCAAGCGGCCTTCTTCTTCGCAAGAACTACGGCACGTTTGTTAGCCCCGACCGTAAGAGCATCGGCTGGGCGTCTCCTGGTGTTGGTGACGATCCCTCCGGTCTCGGTGTTGCGATCGAGTGTTGGTCATTCGCGGTTGCCGACGGCAAGCGCGCTGCGACCAACCCGTACTTCCATTGGGTGTTCCCATACTGTCGACTTCGCCTCTCTGGCGATCGCGTCATCGAAAACGGCATGATCGCGACAACGTTTGAGGGCTATGGTCTCGGTAACTCAGCGTTCGGCGACGGCCTCGACGACCGCTGGGAGTTCGCAACTGCGACAGAGCGTCCGTACGCCTACGCTCGTTCAGACTGGGCGCCGACTGGCCGCAAGGGCTTCTACACATGGCACGGCGATCTCAGCGCGACAGTCAATAATGTCGAGCTCACGTCGAACGTCGCGACAATCACTACAGCGGCGGCTCATAACTTTGCCGCTGGCGACACAGTTGTTGTTGCTGGTCTCACGAACACAGATCTTAACGGCACGTTTACAATCGTCGATGTCCCATCGACAACAACGTTTACGTACGCTAAGACTGCGTCCGATATCGCGTCTACTGCTGACAGTGGCACAGCCGACGTCGCGAAGAACAGCCGCGCGGTCAGTGACTTTACTTCTCAGGGTTCAACCACTGAGTACAACGTACCTGGAGCCACGGACTACAACGCCGATGAGGACATCGACTTCATCATTGCTTCAACAGAGGACCCAGTAGCCTGAGTCTAAACTACCTGGTAGGCGGCGCGTTCTGTGTATAGAATACATAGGACGCGCCGTCTGCATTTGCTGCAAAAGAGGTAGAGAACGATGCCAAATTTATGGGTTACGCCAGAAGAACTTGGCGACTACGCTGAGACTGAGTTTTCATACGAAGCGGCGAAATCGGCTTCTAATCTTCTCTGGGCGTTGTCTGGAAGAAAGTATAGCGGGACGACTACGGTAACTGAGCGCTACATTTGCGCGGGTCGGTCGTTTAGATTTGGGCCAAGCTACAGAAACATTGAGGCTGCTCTTATCGAAGGCGACATGTACAATTACTACTCAGACGACATTGACTTTTATGAAGACATGACCTCAGACGGTACTACACCGTCTTCACGTATTCGTCTTCGCGGTCGGCCTGTGACTAAGATTCACACAGTAAGAAACAGAGTGGGCACTATAATCAGCCCAGACAAATACTATCTAGTCGATCACTCAACACTTCAAGCACGAGACGGTGTTGCGTGGACACCTTGCAACATTGAAGTCACTTACTCCTACGGAGTAGAACCGCCAACCATTGGTAAGATGGCCGCAAGAACACTTGCGATGGAGTTCGCAAAACTGTGGGCTGGCGACCCGTGCGATCTTCCAGAGCGTGTAACTTCTATATCAAGACAGGGTGTTTCCTACACTATTCTTGACAATCAAGACTTTATCGACGAACTTAAAACTGGCATATACGCCGTTGACCTGTTCTTAAGAGCGTCTAACCCGGATCGAGCCAGGGCCCGCGCAAGAGTGTTTACGCCAGATGTTCCAAGAGCTAGGCGCAATGCGCCCAAGCCATTGAAGTACCCGAGCGGCATTGCAGATATTGACGTCTCAGCAAGCAGCGGCTCAGGCAGCACAGACGTCTCTCTTTCTTCGCTAAACGCTCTGTTCTTAGCCGCAGGCGGGTGGTCGACTAAAGTGTACATCAGAAGCTACGCCGAGACCGAGTCGCTAGAGCTCGAAGGGGCAGCCACTATTACTGACCCAACGCCGACAACAGTGTCTGTGTCAACTGCCGAGCTTTCTTCTAATCTTGTTACGCTAACTACATCGTCGAACCACGGATTCTATGTCGGTACTGAGGTTGTAGTTTCAGGCATCGATTCAACGTTCGATGGCACGTACACCATTGAGACCGTCCCGACGTCTACAACATTTACGTACGACAGGGTCGCATCAGACGTCGCGGAAACTGCTGTAGCTGGAACTGCTGAGTCGGTAACTGACGACAGGCTTACTGTAACTGTTACGTACGAGGACGCTCTATCAGTGCTGGGAATGATTGACAGCGGCTCGTGGGACCTATACGCAACAAGAACAAGTGGCGGTGCAGAAGAAACAGTGTACGTTACTTCTGGAAATCTAAGAATCGCTCTTGCGTCTAACGTCGTTTCTACGTACACGATTGGCTCGTGATATGTCGATAGTTGATATTTCTGGTGTGTCTAGCGACGCTCTAAACATTGTCACTCTTCTTGATGGAGTTCTTACTAGAACTGTGTCTACGTTTGAGTCGTACAATGTCCCGATACCGTCTAGAAGGTACTACACTGTTGGCCAGACAGCAATTGATTGCGAGCAGTTGACAGTTACACTTCTTCAAGCGTATCTTGGGCCGCCTGGGGATCAAGCGTCTACACCGCAGAGGTGCAACGTCCCTAGAACTGCTGTTGTTCTTGTCACGGTTGCACGAGAAATACCGATAGTTTCAGTGAACGGTCGTCCGCCGACAGCAGCAAACATTCAAGACGCCTCTAAGATCACAGCAGTTGACGCCTGGGTTCTACTACAGGCAATTGACTTGTTTGATCAGTGGGACGAAACTGGTTTCGGCCTTGGAGTAATTGGAACTGTAGATACTCCACCACCTCAGGGCGGCTTTCAACTTACTACAATGCAGCTAACTCTGGCTATCCCGTAATGACTACTACAATAGTTTGGAACTACCCTGCACTTGACGTGCTTTTAAAGTCGCGCGGCGGTGCTGTAGGGCGAGATCTGGAGCGTCGCGCTCTTAAGGTTAAGGTGGCCGCGCAAGCGCAGGTGGGGGTAAAGACCGGAGCACTTAAGGCGTCAATTCACCTAGAGCACAACAGAACTGCGTATGGGCAACAGATGCTCGTAGGATCTGATCTCAATTACGCGTATATGCATCACGAGGGCACACGACCGCACGTTATTCTTCCTAGTCCCGGTAAGACATTGCGATTCCGCGGTCGCGGTGGCGCAATTGTGCATACTGAGCGCGTAGATCACCCAGGTACTCGTGCAAACAGGTATCTATCAAACAATCTGTATCTAGCTATCACGTAGAGCACCTTCAACGTCTCTACAAGATAAAATATTAATGACATGCACAGGAATGAAGTGCTGACACATACACGGAGATGACAATGGCGAAGTTTAAAGACTTTGGTTCACCTACTATTGAAGAAGATGCTGAAGAAGTTCAGTTTTCTCTCTATGGAGAAACATTCAACTGCCGTCGCGGTATTCCTGGCAAGGTTATGATTGATCTTGCTTCTAGAACCGGCGACGACAGCAACCCTGCGGCAAACGCTGCTGTTATTGACGACTTTTTTAAGGCAGTTCTTTCTGGTGAAGAAGAGTACAAGCGTTTTGATGAAATGTGCAAGGACCCAGATAAGCTGATTCAGATTGATCAGATTATGGAGATTGTCACATGGCTGATGGAGACGTACTCTGAGCGCCCTACGTCGCGGCCAGAAGCTTAACCCACTGGGCGTTAGATCTCTGGCCGTACGTCAACGGCAAAGCAATAACTCTAGGCGTAGATCTTAAGCAGCTCCCAATGAGCGATATGCTCGATGTGTTGCACTTCTTCTTCGAGGAAGATTTCATTCACATCACGACTGGAGAGCAGGCAGAAGCGCGAGACAAGTCTAGGTCTATGCTCTACAGTCAGTTATACCACAGAGAGTACAGATACGCTGCGCCTACTACAAAGCGCACTGCCGCATCTCCTGGAATCGGCGGGCCGTTAGATGAGGATCTCGAGGTAGAGGATATTCCCACGCCAATAGATCCGTTCCAGCGCTCGAGAGAGACTAAGCCGTACATTCCGCCAACCCGTGTCAATGAGAACTCGAGACTGCCATTCGGCGCGGCACTAGACGAGCCTCTAGGGTAGTCTCAAGTGGGCTAGAATAGTTATGTTGCATGACACGTATGGAAGGAGGTGATGACACGTGGCTGTAGTCGGTTCTGCGTTTATTACCGTAAATGCGATCACAATTGGCTTCCAAAATCAGATCAAAGACGCTCTTAACGATTCCGCGAAGGACTTTGGTAGAATTGGAAATCGTGCCGGTAACCAGTTCTCGGCTGGAGTAAGAAAAAATCTTAACAGAACGAGTGGAGCGTTTGCAAAGTTCAGACAAGCTGCTCTACAAGCAAATGACGCGTTCTTTAAGATGGTCACCACCGGGTATGCTCTAGGGCCCGCTATCGCTGGTGTCATCAGCAGCATTTCAGCGCTTGTCACTGGACTATTCGCAGTCACCTCCGCGGCTCTTGCGGCCGCTCCGGCTCTTATCGTTCTTCCTGGAATATTCGCTGCAATAGGCCAGGGTGCACTGGCAGCTAAACTGGCGTTTAGCGGCATGGGCGACGCGATCAAAGAGCTCAAGAAGCCAAGTAAGGCTGCAAAAGACAATGCCGAAAGAATCGAGCAAGCCGAGAACAGGCTTCTTCGTGTTCTTGAGTCAAACAGAGAGTCTCTTGCTCGCGCTGACAAGAATCTAGAGAGAGCCGAGCGAGATCTCACCGAGGCGAGAAAAGAAGCTGCCGAAAGTCTTCAGCAACTAAACTTTGACGCAGAAGACGCTGCAATCTCAGAGCGCCGTGCTGCAATCGAGCTTGAGAAAGCGCGTGAGACACTCGCTAGGGTGCAGGATCTGCCACCAAACTCAAGAGCTCGTCGCGAGGCTGAACTTGCGTACGCTGAAGCAGATCTAAATCTTCGCCGCGCGAAAGATCGCAACTCCGATCTTGCTGCTGAGACAGAAGAGGCAAACCGCAAGGGTGTTGAAGGTTCTGACGAGGTTGTCGCCGCTACTGAGAGAGTTCAGGAAGCCATTGACGACAAGGCAAGAGCAGAGCGTGACGCGATCCGCGCGCAGCTCGAGGCGGAGAAGGAGCTCGAGAAAGCGCGTAAAGGGACTGAAGACGCGGCGGCCTCGACAACGTCTGCTCTCGACAAGCTTAGCGACGAGGCTAGAAGATTCGCGGAGTTCATTGTCGGGCTCGAGGGCGACATGCTAAAGCTCAAGCACGCCGCGGGCCGAGAACTGTTTGGACCTCTCGAGCAAGCGATTCAGAAACTGGTTGACGATCTTTTCCCAGTTCTTGAGAGAATACTTGAGAAGACAGGCGGTGCTCTTGGCCGAGTCGCCGTTCACATCGCTGATGTAGTTACTGAGGCGCGCAATCTCGAAGAGCTGGAGAGAATTGGCGACACGAACGTCTACGTCATCGAAGGTCTTGGTGAGGCGTTTGGTAATCTCTACGATGTGCTTCTCTCGCTTCTTGACGCTGCTGGGCCACTGATTCAGCGGTTCGTTGACTGGATCGTCACAGTTACCGAGAGATGGAAGACATCTCTCGAGGACATGAACTCGGCCGCTGAGGGCGAAGTAAGTGAGCTCACGGAGTACTTCAACAGAGCCGGCGACGTAGCTGCGCAGCTCGGTGAGATCTTTAGTAACATCGGTGATGCTCTTATGAATCTCGGAGCGGCTGCAGCCGGTCCGGGTAGCGGCGGTCAGAATCTTTTAGATCTGTTCCAGGAGGCAACAGAGCGCTGGGCAACGTTCACTGAAGAGGCACTCGAGGACGGCCGACTGGAGACGTTCTTCATTGAAATCGCAGAAAACTTTGCGTCAATATCGCGATTTCTTGCTGGACTTACAGGAGTATTTATTCGTCTCGGCAACAACCCGGGAATCAAGGGATTCTTTGACACCCTCAATCAGGGCGGCGGGTTGCAGATGCTCGAGGGGGCATTTGATACGCTAACAAGCACCGGACCTGCCGTTGCAGAGTTCATGTTAACGCTTGGTGAAACACTAGCGTACTTCACCGAGTCCGAGTCAATTGAGAACTTCTTTGGTGTTCTTACAACAGGCCTTGAGTATCTAAACAAGGCTCTTGCAAATGAAACAGTGCGTGAGATATTCCTCATGACAGCCGCGTTCTTGGGTGCTGCAAAAGGCGTACAACTCATGCTAAAGGTCAGTGGGTTCTTTGGCAAGGTGTTCGCTGGATACTTCATTAAAGCGTTCGATGTAGTGAAGAAGTTTCGTGGCGGCATCCATGCGCTTAGCGAGCTGTTAGCAGCCAAAGGGACCTCGCTATTTAGAGTTCTTCTCTCTGGCGGCGGAGCGGTAGCAGCTATCGGCGCTGTCATCGGCGCGTTGGTTTTGATGTGGCAGAACAGCGAGACGTTTAGAACTGCCGTAATGGATCTTGTCTCCGGAGTGTTCGTAGCACTAACTAACGCCTTTTACACCATTAAAGAAGCTATCGATGCAGCGCTCGAGCCGTTTGGCGGTATGAACGGAGCCTGGGAGTCGCTCAACTATTGGATGGGCCAGGTTGGCGACTTCATGGGGACGTACATTATCCCGTTGATTCAATTTCTTCTTGTTGAGGCAATTGACGTTGCCGCTATAGCGATCTCTTACTTCATCGGGATAGTTTCGTCAATCATTCAAGTGTTCCAGGGCGTCTGGGAGTTCGTGCAAGGAATCTTTGCGCTGTTCAAAGGCGACATGGACGGCGTCAGCGAACACTTCGGAAAAGCGTGGGAAAAGATCAAGGGCGCGATCTCGACTGCGATTCAGTTCGCGTGGGACTTTCTTAAGGAGATCTTCGGTAAGATTCTCGACTGGGTAGAAGACATCTTCGGTGTCGACATTCGCGCGATCTTCTCTGGTATCGGAGACTTTATCGGAGGAGTTTGGGAAGGGATCAAGACAGCGTTCTCAAAGGCGTGGGGCTTTATCACAGGCGTTATCTCTGGGATCGGAAATATCTTTAGCACCGCGTTTAGTGTGGTTTCTGACGTCGTAGAAGGCGTTCTTAACGGAATCGGTCTCGGCTTCCAAAAGGTTGGTAGCTTTATTTCTGGAGTTGCTGGGGCAATTACTGGAGCGTTCAAAACGGCATTTAACTTCGTTGCAAACATTTGGAATAATACTGCTGGTAAGCTAAGTTGGACTGCCCCGGACTGGATTCCCGTTATTGGCGGAAGAAGCATCTCGGTCCCCAAAATCCCGACGTTCGAGAACGCAACAACGGTCGGCGACAACACATCGTTGTTCCAAGCCGTGCAGATATCGGCGGGACGAGATCGCGCGGCTCTTGCTGCGAACATGCGAGCGTTTGCCGGCGGCCTTGCTGAGGGTGGAATTGTCCCAGCGGTGTCCGGCGGAATGCTCGCTGTGATCGGTGAAGGTGGTCGTAGAGAGCGCGTTGAGCCGCTCGACGAGCAGGGTTTGTCGACTCGAGATCGCGCAATCATTCAGCAGCTCTCTGGCGGCGGAATTACGCTGAACGTATACCCGTCTGCTGGCATGGATGAAGCAGAACTCGCGGCGATGGTTTCACGTCAACTAGCATTTCAACTACGCAAAGGCGCGTTTGTCTAAGATATTATGAATAAGGTCTGAGAACGGAGACGACATGGCTACATATTTAATTGATGGAGCGACGCCGCTCCCAGAAAACGGAGACACCGGCTGGGGTTCTACGTTAAATACTGCTATTCAAGCAATTGACGAGAGATTTACGTACTCTTCGCCGTCGTATTCTCTTGCCTCAACCGTTCTTGGCTCAAGTCTTACGTCCGTCGGGACGCTCACTTCGTTGACTGTGAGCGGCGCCGGATCAATTGGCGGTAACCTTACGGTGACAGGGAACTTAACCGTCAACGGCACAACAACGACAACAAACTCGACGACTGTTACTGTTGATGATCCGATCTTCACTCTTGGTGGAGACACTGCTCCAGCGTCTGACGACAACAAAGATCGCGGTGTCGAGTTCCGCTGGCATAATGGTGCAGCAGCAAAAGTCGGCTTCTTTGGCTTTGACGATTCCACCGGCAAATTCACGTTCGTCCCAGACGCGACGAATAGCTCTGAGGTGTTCTCAGGTACAATCGGAGAGATCGACGCGCAGGTCGACTGGTCAAATGTTCTCAACAAGCCGGACCCTGAGATCACCGTAACCCTCACTGGAGACGTGGCAGGTTCAGCAAGCGCGACGCTTACTGATCTTGCTAATGGAACGATAACTGTTTCAACAACTGTGCAAAGCGGCGCAGTTGCGCTCGGCACTGACACCACAGGCGACTATGTCGAGTCATTGACTGCTGGCACCGGTGTAATTCTAAGCGGGACAATTGGAGAAGGGTCGATACCGTCAATCGCTATTGGCCAAGCCGTCGGGACCACGGACAACGTCACGTTCAATAGTGTTACTGCCAGTCTCTCTGGAAATGTCACTGGTGACGTTACAGGCAGTGTCACTGGCGACATCTATGCTGGAAACGGAACGTCTAAGATTCTCGACAATGGCACTGACGGCACCGATGCGACATTCACTGGGACTGTCAGTAGCATCGCCAATCACGCGTTAGGTGATCTTAGCGACACTGACTTTACAGTAGTCACTCCTACATCTGGAGATCATCTGTACTTTGACGGAGCAGATTGGATCAACAGGCCAATCGATCTTGACACTCTTTCAGATGTGTCAATGGGATTTTCCCCACCGGCAGCCGGAGACTTCTTAGTTTATGACGGATCAAACTTTTCACCGAGCCCGTTATCAACATACGAAGGAGACACGGCAGACGTCAACCTCACTGCCGCTGGGTCTAACGCAAACGCTTCTATCACGGACGGTTCGCCAATACAGGATGCTAACGGATCCGCTGCGTCTGTGACAGTGACCGTAACTAGTGGATTTACGAAGAACGTTGTAGAACTGGGTGGAGTCTTTCAGTCTGTGACTGCGACAGACGAAGAGCCGTATTTGCTTCTACAAAGAAGCACTAACGGCGGAAGCTCATGGACAGACGTTCAGAGCGTTCAAGTTGGCGCTACTGAAGAAAACTCTGGCGGAACTCTTCAGCAACAGTACGCGCCAATTTTTGTTAGAGTTGTCGACACTCACGGCGCGTCATCTGGCACTTCTGTGATGTACCGATTCATCAACAACACTGCCACTGTTCTTGGCGGAAGCGCGAACACTATGAATCAGTTCTTTGCCAATACTGCCGCTTCGTTCAGTGCTAAGGAAGCTCGGTAGTTAGAATATCGCGCATGAAGGTAGAAGACTTCGCGTCTGACATTGTCTTCTCAGCACTAGACAAGAACTCTACACTTTACTGTTGCTCAGACTGCGGTGTAAGTTGGGTAGATGACGAGTCGTGCTTTATTTGCGAGACCGCGGGAAGAATCTTAGCGGTTCCGGCTCAAACTAACGTTGGTCTAAACTTTCCTAGCGATCTCGGTATAAAATTATCCCCGAATCACGTAGCGGTCGATCAAGAGCTGATTGACTTCGTAAAAAGACAGAGGTACACGTAATGGAAAACCCAGACATGCAACTTGATGTCCAGCAGGTGATTAACAGTCTCACCGCGCAGATCGCGCAGCAGGCGCAGAAGATTGCGATGCTAGAAGCGACTGTGTCGTCGCTTTCTCAGTCTCTTGCTGCGGCAAGAGATCACAGCCACGACTGACTTACGTCTTCTTAGGCTTTCTCTTTTTTGAAGACTCGGCCTTCTTTTTAGACTTCTCTCGCGCTGAATGATATGCGCTTACAGCGTTTGCGCTTGTTCTACTTCTCCAGGTGAAGTCGCACTCTGTGCAATTTACTAATCGCATTGTCGGCCAACGTCCGCCTTCAGGTGATGGGCGCACAAGAACTTGAAGCTTGACCGGACGGGCTCCGCAATATGGGCAATTCGGGAATCTTGTTCGTCGTATTTCCTTGCCCTCGTGAGAAACTGACAACGCTCTTCGTATTTCAGACTCGTCCTTGCCACCCCACACGCCCCAAAGTTCTTTTTCTTCAAGAGCGTACTTGAGGCAGTCTTTTCTTACGGGACACGAGTAGCAAAGATTCTTAGCGTCGTATCTGTCCCTGAGCTCGGCAGAAAAGAAGTTGGGGGCAAGATGCTTATTCTCTGGCTTCTTACACTCTGCGTTGTCTTGCCAGTCGAATCTACTTAGACCGCTAGGCATCGATTTCGACCCAGGTAGCTTCTAGCACCTCGTCGATTTCGTCACCGTAGTATGTCTCTCCGTCGGAATCGCAAACTGTTGGCTCGTCGTCTCCGTCTGTGTATCCGACGTATCCATGTGTCGGCACACCTGACTCGACAAATTTGTAGCCTTCACCTAAGGAGAGAGCTACTCCATCTCTTTGAAGAGACGATGCCAAAGCGCGCTTTACAACTTCATTCTCGATGTCCACGTGCTCGATAGTGTAGTAGACAATTCCGCCGCTCGAGAATAAAGAGTAGTCTTCACCTAACCACTCAGACCATAGAGTCTCGCCCGGGCGTGAATCATTCATACCGAATAATTCTATACTATGACCATTGCTTATCGGAGCAATATCGTAGAGTTTATTGTGCGGAACTCTAGGGCCATCTCAGCCGATTAGCCGGCGATGACGTAGCCGTCTTGATGAGGCCACAAGTACTCGTACGTCTCTGGTGCAGTCCCCGAGTCCTCTGGCCAGCCGAACTGATGGTACCACTCGTAGTTCTTGCACAGGAGTGCGGTCCGATGAGTAGAACATAGGCTGCTAAAGTACGTAGAGTCTTGCATCCATGGTGGGAGTCGATACTCGGAAGAGACACGGCCTAGTGAGACTGCTAGATCGTACGTTCTGTACGTTTTCTCAAGAAGAGTTGATTTGTACCCGCGCGATCGCCACTCGAAGTACGTAGCCGAGATGTATGAGACAAACACTGTCTCGTAGCCGCGCCACATTTTTACAACTGGGTGATTCACCCAGCCCTTAGGGTTTCGGTCGTTGCCCTCTGGGTCTAGGCCAGAGATTGTTAGCAAGCACTGCCATGCCTCAAGAGTCTGCTTATGCAGGCGCTTGTTGTCTAGTACTTTTGCTGTTGTCTCAAACGAGTCAGTCGAGACTAGAAATGATTGCATGCGTCGCTCCGTATTAGTTGACAGCTACTGTCTGCCGCCACTATATCAAATGGCGCTTTCTTTAGAACGACTTAGTCTTCTCGCTGGTAGAAGTTCTTCTTGACGAAGTTTCTACTAAAGCCCTTGTCAGTGTCGAGAAGGTATTCGCGATCACCAATCAATTCACCCTGTGGACCGTTTGGCTGGCCGTCTAAGGCCGCTGAGCAGGCCTCTCCGATCCAGTTAGCCGCCTGCACCGCCACTGCCTTGCCCCAAGTCGCGCTCTGCGGGGTGTAGTCCTTCGCGGCGACGATTTCCCAATCATCGGGAAGGCCTTGAATTCTTGCCGCCTCCCTGTGAGTGATTCTTCTCGGCTGCGTTGGGTGCACGACGTGATCGAGCGCGCTACCGGTGAGCACGTGGCAGAAAGATTCAGCGTCCCATCTTGCTGGGAGTGAGAACCCCATGTAGAAGTCATTGGCGCGAATCTTGTCTTCTTTGTTGCTCCAGCTCTGTGGAAAGTACCCTCCGTTCATCTCGACGGCGAGCTTAAGAGCCTCGTTCATCTGCTTCATCGGCTTCCAACCATCGTTGCCGATGATGTCAAAGATTTCTTGAATTCTCTGCGACTCGAGATTTGTCTTGTTCATGTGACCGTCAACAGTACCGTCTTGGTTTCTGAGATCGGCAACGTACTTCGACCCGTCGTTGGAGTACGCCTGTCGGTCCCACGTGATCTCGCAGTGCTCGAGGTCACCAATTACGTCTATCATTCTAGGCATCTCGCTAGGCGTCTCAGCGTGAGCGCCAAACGGCATGCCTTTTTCAACAGCAACCCAGAAGTACCGCATGCGATATGAGAATCCGCCGACCTGGAGATTGTTGTGCTTGACGTGATAGAGATCGTACTGCTTGCCTGAGAGATCCTCTACCATTTGACGATACTGATTCATCATTGGTCGTCCTTGAGTGTACGCTTGCTGCACACATTCAAAGACAATCATCTTCGGCTTGATGCGAGCTGCGTATCTCATGAACGCGCGAGTATGCTCGTGAGCCTTAGCATCAGGCCCGCGGTTTGCCGGGCCAGACCATAGAGACCATCCAGAGCACGGCGGGCAGCCGAGAACAATGTCTGCTTCCATATCAGGCCAGTCGCTCGGATCATCGGAGAATGACGAGTTCCACGAGTTGCCGAGATGATGTCTATTCACTTCTGCAACTGGATTACCGAAGTTCAACGTCCCAGTCCTTGCCAGCATCTCCATTCCGGAGTTTACAAAGCCAAGGCTCATGAAGCCAGCGAGGCCGTTGCAGTCGATAAACTTTTTCGTGCTCATGTCACTCTCCTGAGTCGATCAACCCGACCTCGTAACCGCACGCCGCGTACCCCGCGATGTCCGTCCAGGTGTCTGGTTGAAATCCGTAGTTGGAAGAAAATCGCGCGAGTTTTACTGCGATCATTGCCATTGCGACATCTTCTTTGCTGAAGTCTCTGTCAAAAATGACTGACCATAGCGACGCGATTCTTTGGAAATTGTCTTCCGGTCCGCCGTACTGAAGATCACGCTCTCCAGAGATAATTTTTGCTGCCTCCGAAAGCATCTTCTCTCTTGGAGACTCGCTCGTGGTTTCAATCTTTTTTGTCATTTTCCTCAGGTTTCTATATTAACTCGAGCGGTGCACACGGCCCTGTATTTTTCGTCAGTTTCTTCTAACTTGTCTATGTCAATCGAGCTGTCTCTTGGGAAGTCTTTTCCATTTGACAGCGACGCCCATTCTTCTCTAAGTTTTGATAGCAGCTCTTCGATGTCACTACCGACGGCTGTAAATCTTACTATTGCTCTCATAAAACGCTTACCTTCCGTTCAAGACGATGAGGCGCGTGCCTCGCGTCGTTGATATGTGGTGTCTTTAAGTCAATAGTGTGTACTCTTACGTCTCCGTCTTTTACTTCTCTTACTCGAACTAGCCGCCCGTTGTGCATTTTTCCAGCAGAAGTCGTGTACGCATCGAGCTTTACTCGCAGTACGTCACCTTGCTTGATTGTCTGGGCTGAAACATCAACCCACGCGAACTCAGACGACTCCATGACGCTGCGGGCACCCGTCTTCCTTACACGAGGAGGTGTCGTAGTCGTCTAAGGCACGCGCGCACAGTTTGCACTTCATGCCGTCATCAAGAACTCTGTACCCGGCCTTCTGTCTATTCGCGTTGATTTGCATCTTTGCGATGTACTCAGAATCAAGATCTTCATCAAGTGCACCAGCGGCGCAGAGAATGTTAGCGACAAAATGAAGAACGTCTACGCATTCCTTGAGAATCTCGCGGCGATCAGCGTACGGCTCGTCGTGCTGCCAAGGCTTCCAAGAAATCGCCTTGCGAACCTCCGAGAGCTCGTCATCAATAGCAAGCATGTTCCAGCGGATGTACTCGATAAGCGCTCGAAGATCTTCTGGGCTGTCGCTATGAAACACGGAGTAATCTACACCGTAGACTTCTGATTGAAGCTTCTTTGTCTTTTCAAGCCACTGATTAAATAGAATGTTCATTAGAGTGAAAGCTCCTTAAATAGTCTAGATGTCTCTGTCTCTGCGTCTCTAATAGATAGAGAGTATTGCTCCAGTTGTTCTAATGCTAGAGAGTATCTCTCCGCTATGCTCATCGACTCGACGGCCTGCGGTATGGCAGACCATGACTGCCCGATAGAGATTGTATCTCGCCATTCTGTACAAACCGGGACTAGAGCTGCTAAAGATTGCACTAATCTGTACGTCCACCACGTAATTGAGTCGTTTTGCGGGCATATGATTGTTCCCGTGGATCTGCAAATTCTGTCTAGTGACACGGTGTCCGGCTGCATTCTTTTAATTTTGACCGGTTCCCAGTCATATGAAAGAAGATTTTTCATTCTCTCAAACCAGCGCGTCTTGTGATTTTCTACAAGCCATAGCTTGCTTTTCTCCGCTGAAATTACTGCGTCAACTTCCTGCCTCGTGTATAGAGCATCGAAGTTGAACGGAACCATTCTCAGCGAGTCCTCCCCGAACAACTTTCTTGATACGTGAACGTCGTCTGTGAACGAGAACGCTGGGTACAGCACTCTGTAGTTTTTGTCTGAATACAGATACTCAGCAGACTCAGCGAGCCTGTCTACAATCTCACTTGAGCCAGAAACTTTAGAGTACTCGTTTCTATTCTTATAGATCGGCTTTTTCAACGACTCTGGCGTCTTTACAATCGCGCTCAGACTTTGACGTATCTTTGCCGGGTCAGGAGCGTCAATATAGAAGTGCAGTCGTTGATCGCCCTTTAGCATGCCGACGACATTAAGAACGCCGTACGCGCAGTGAGAAGCAAGACTTAGAAGAGGAGAAAGACCGACAAGTATCGCATCGTATTCTTCAAAGTCGCTTTGCGCGTGAGAGACAGACGGCTTTATCCACGAAACACGGACGTCGTCTCCATACATGGTAGCAGCGTCGCTTAGACAGGCGACAAAGCTTAGTGACGATGAATTGCGCGATCTTGAGTACTGAGATGCTGTCATCCCAGTCACCGCGATGTTTTTCATCATCTACTTCCGTCTGGGTGTATCTTCAAACCTTTGTCTTCGTTGATCGCCCTAAGAACAATTCTTTCGCAGTGATCTACAAAAGAATCGTAGCTTGGCATGTACGGGCGAAGAGACTCGGCCTGCGCTCTGGCAGTTTCCTCGAGCTCAGCGTCGCTCATACTCTCGACTTGTTTGATTGTGATTTTGTACGCGTCACCGATAGGGTCGCCTTCGCCTTTATCTACTACAAGAATAGACCTAACTCGAGCGGCGTACATAAATCTGCTTCTCCACCAACCGCTGCCAGCGTGTGGATACGGCGGAGACAGAATCCCCCAGTGATTGTTGTAGAACGCTAGAACGTCTTCTTCCGTGTCAAGACGCTGCCCGCCGAACTTCTTAATAAGCTTTCTGCTTCCGATGATTTCTACCGGCCACTCGGGCTTCTTCTTTTCTAGCCACGTATCGTGCGGCATCAGCGCGCCGAGAACCCACGATCTCTGCTTGCTCTCCGGTGGCAGCGGCTCGCTGCTCGCTAGGATGTTATAGATAGTCGAGCTCGGGTCGAGCGCTTCTATGCCATTCATTTCCTTAGGCATTCGCTTTCTTACGAGCTGCCTATCACCAAACGCGTACATTGGGCACGCCGGAACAAGGCCTGCTGCCCAGCGCTCAGCGAGCATAGACTCTCCAGCAGCGACAAGTTGGTTTTCGTAAAGCTTGATGTTCTCGTCAGTGTCATTGAAGAAGTACCGCCCAAGACCGCATTTCGCTGCGTCCTCAGGGTTCTTCGCCGCGACGCGATCAAGTGCTGCCTTCGCGTCATCATACGAGTAGTACGTCGCCGGCTCATCGCCTCTCGGCCCAGACAATAGATACTTATACAGAAGCTCTGGATGTCGCTTCAACGCTCGTGACGCGTTAAACACTGCGGCGAATTGCCAGTCATCGAAGAATCCAACGGCGGGCAGACCAGAGGAGAGCGTGTACAGCGCACCCATCGCGCCCTGGCGACCGTTCAGCGAGTTTAGCGGCGCAAGGTTTACCCAGGCGACGTCGTATGATGAGAGATCTTCCCCGGGAGTCACTCTTCTCCAGTCGACAGAGTGCCCTCGAGACTCGAGTGCTTCGGCAATAGACGCTGGCACGTCGATCTTCTTGATCGTTCTACGCTCTGTGTTTATTTGCAGAGCGGTAAAACCTGTCATTAGAATACGCATTTGTGTCCTTAGAAAAGAAATTGCAGGCTAGCCGCCCGCCCCTGAAGACGGAGCGGGCGACTCACCTACAGCTATCAGAACGGCGCAGCAGGCGGCGCTGAGGGGGCTGCCTCAGCAGCAGCGGGCGCTGCTTCCGCAACAGGCGCGGCCTCTGGCGCAGCGACCGGCGCGGCCGGAGCCGGAGCCGGCGCCGTGGGCGGCGCTGGCGCAGCAGCGGGAGGGGCCGCAGCTGCGGCGGGAGGGGCAGACGCGGCAACGGCGTTCGCCGGATTGGCCGAGTAGTACGCCTTGATCTCGTTCTTCTTCTGGCCCTGCCAAGTGCGGCTGCCAACCTGCCCGCGGAACGGGCGATCTACAAGCGCCTGCTCGATCTGAGCGTTGCTCGGGTTGGTTGAGAAGAAGTCACGACCGAGACCGAGAGCTCCCATCTTCCTGAAGAAGATCGCGAGAGCGTTCGGGTTGTCGGTCGAAACGACGAGATTGTCCCAGACGAGACGCTTCGCGTGGGCGCCAGTCGTAACCTGCGCCTTGACTGCGAACATCGTCTTTCCAGTCTGAGTCACCTTGGCGTTTGCCTCCACGATCTTGAGATCGTAGTCGCCGTCGGGAAGTGGCTCGTAGCCAACATCCCCTGCTTCGCTGATGAGGTCACCCCAGTTGAGGCTAGTCATGTCTATCACCTATCCTTTGGTGTTGTTGTTGTTGTTAGCTTTCACTCGGCCGAGGGCCGAAGACAATGTCCAGCATCGACTCGACGCTGAGATTCTGTTGATCGACGACTTTACCAAGTCGTCCCTGAACACGCTCGCCTGCCTCGTAGTCGCTAGTACGCTCGACGTACATTTGACGCGCCTTGATTGGCGGCTGCGTTGGGTCAGGATTTGGGAATGTCTCGACGGTAACCGCGCCGAGAATGTCGTAGAAGTACGGTGCCTGAATGGCAAGCTGCCCCTGGAGGTACGGACGATAGCGACCGTCTTGACCCATTCTTGCCATCGCGGTAAGTACGATCGCCTCCAGAGGCGCGACTGGGTGCATCGTAAGATCGCGGAGATCTCGAAGCAGACCGCCCATGTGACGAAGAAGCTCGCCCCACTGTTGCATCTGCATTTGATTCTTTCCAGCAATGCTGTCGACGCACTTTACCTGGAGCTCTGAGATCGAGTCGATGATCAGCGACTTGAACTGATGCTTACCGAGCTGCAGCCACTGGTACGCCTTGAGAACAGTGTCGTACTCGGTCACGTTGACAACGCACGTGTCCCAGCTTCCATCTGCTACAGGAGGCTCCTCGCGCATCGGGTCCCAGTACTTTACGTTGATCGGGAGGAATCTGTGTCCGCCCTCCACGTCGAGCATGAGACGCGGGTACGGTGCTGTCACTGCGAATGTCGACTTTCCGACCTTTGACTCGCCGTAGACCATAATGGTCAACGACCGTTGAATACCACTCATGTGTTAGTTACCTTTCGGCTCATTTGTCTGATAATAGCTGTACGGGTCATCTGTAATGAAAAGCTCCTCAAGTGCTTGCTCTGCTGCGCTACCGTCGTCAAACAGCGGGCACACAGCGAAAAACTGACATTTCCACTTGCAATCTCGGCTGGGGCTCGGGTACGCAACGTAGTGCGGGTCAGAGCCTTCGTCAAGAGCGTCACGTACTCGAAGCATGTCTTGAATTACTCCGTGTATGCGATTCCAAAAAGTTCTTAGCGTAAACTGATTATGCCGAACCTCTATCTGATCGTAGAACGGAGGCTTTGCATTAGCAGTTCTTTTCACCTTCTTGAGCATCGTAAAGATGCCACCGTCGCAGCGCTCGCCATCTTTGTTCTGATACGCTTCAAGAAGCATGTACGTAAGAATCTGCTCATTCATGTGAGCAAGACTGGCGAACTCTGCAAACGAGCCACCGACTGTCTTGAAGTCTCTAAACAGTCGAACACCGTCCGCCTTTCTGCGGACTCGCATGTCAAGTTTTCCCTGCAACTCGACTCTGCCATCGAAGAGTGGCATGCTGATGATCTCCTCAGTCGAGATCATCTCTAGTTCTGCGTCAATTCCGTTTTCCTCTACCCACTCGAGGTAGCCCTCAAGCATGATTCTGCCGAGTTCGGCTTCAGTGTCAAGTTCAACTGTGTCCCTAAACGAGTCAATGAGCGCTTGCTTGTCGATCTCGACGTACTTTGCGTACGACTCAAGAAGCGGTACTCCTTGCGAGTAGTACTCGTCTAGAGCCGCATGGACCCTGGTGCCGAGCGCCAGTGGGCCAGTGTATTTTTGTGCACGTGGCTGAAGTCTTCTATAGTAGCTTAGCCACCACTTTCTTCTACAGTCTTTAAACGTTTGAATCTCGGAGTTGGATATGCGTATTGGCTTGATTTCTACCGGAGTCTCTAGAACTGTCATGTCACTCTCCCTTTAGCATCTTGAGAAGCTTTGCTTTATCTTGAACGACTTCTTCAAAGTTCTCAGATTTTACGTCCAGCACGTCAATGACTCTCTCCTCAATAGTGCCCTCGGTAACGTAGTCCGTGATCAAAATAGAGTCGTGAATCTCTGACCCGATGCGATGAACTCTGTCTAGTGCCTGTTTGTAGTCGACAAGTGACCACGGGCGCTGAAGCATGATAAGCCGCCGAGCAGCAGTCAACGTCACTCCAACGCCACCCGCCTGCGCGGTGAAGAGAATCCACTTGATTCTTCCTTCTTGGAAATCATCAATTGCCTGCTGACGCTCGTCTTCGTCCTGTGCGCCTGTGATTAGCCCGTGAGGAATTTTGGCTTTTTCTAGGCGCGCGCTCAGCAGTTCAATTAGCTGCCTAGAAACAGCGCAGACGGCAACTGAGTCATCTCCAAAGTCTCCGTTCTGTATATCGTCCATCAACGCGTCGACCTTGCACGATGGCTCAGCGAGCTTTACTTGGATTTCTCCAGTCATTTCGTCTACGTCTATCTCCGCAAAAGAGCTTGCAAATTGAAGTAGACGAAGTGTCTGTGTCAACGGACTTGGCGCAGTAATAGCATCGCCGTGCTCCAGTTCGGCGATCATTACTTCCTGCATCTGAGTGTACGCTTTTCGTTGCTTAGCCGACATCTCGACATCGCGTCTGTCCATGATTACGGGCGGGAGCCATGGGAGCACGCGCTCTTTAAGCATCCTACGCATCCTCGGGTTGATTGCGGCGTAGAACTCATCGCGCATGTGCGGCTTTACGCCAAGAACCATCATGCCACCAAATGCGTTGAGCATGATGTCGACCATTCTGTCGATCCACCTAGTCTTGCTCGGCCACTCCTCGGGGGAAATCCAATGCAGAATCGGCCAAAAATCAAGAACGTCATTAGCGATTGGAGTGCCAGTCATCGCGAATCTAATGTCGGCCTCGCCAGTCGCAGACCATAGCGCACGCGTCTGCTTGCTCTTTGGGTCCTTCGATCTGTGGATCTCGTCGGCTACAACCGCCTTGAAATCAATCTGATTTAGCTCACGTTGGTGGACCTCGCAACGAGTCTCACTGACTTTGTCGTCGTGACCCCCGCACTCAACGCATCGAGCAAGCGCAACAGACCCGTATGGCGCAAGCCTTGAGTGCGCTCGAAGAGATTCCCAGTTGATCACGTAGACGTCTGCTTCTTCTTCAAACTGCTTGCGTCTCTGAGCCGCAGACCCGGCGATAACCTGAACGTTTACCTCTGGCCACCAAAGAGAAAACTCGCGTTTCCAAGTTTTCTTGACGGTGTTCGGGCAAACGATGAGAGCCGGGAATACCTCATCACCGAGATCTTGGATTTTCTTTAATCCTCGAATAGCCTGTGCTGTTTTTCCTAGCCCCGGCTCATCGGCGAGAAGCGCGCGACGTGCAGCAGCGAGAAACTCGACTCCAGCGCGCTGGTGCGGGAACAGATCTTCATTGTAGCCGTCGCCGTCTGGAAGTGCCTCGAGCTCACGGAGTGAATTACACGGGTCTACTCGTGACGTGCGCTCATTGACTGCCCAGTCTGTTAGTCTGCTACCGATCTCAAGTTCTTCGCGAAAGACAGATCGCAGTGCCAAGCACGAGGCCCAACTTGTAGGAACCTTCCAAACACCATCTTTTGCAGCCCACGACGCGCCGGGGATGCTCTTACATAGCTCTTTGTATCGCCACTCAGCATGAATGTGAATTGAGGAGCCGTCTTGACTTAGTTCTACCTGAACTGCCACTAAAAACCTCTTGTCGTCGTTGAGTAATCATCACTGTATCACATATTACAGTGCAAAGTATGCACATGTTGAAGTTTTTTCTTCAGTATCTATTGTAACAAAGCACGAGGCACCCAGCCATCCTTTGTGACTGCCAACAAACCGTGACGTATCGCGTCAAGCGCATGGCCGTCTCCACCTTTGTGCCAAAAGTCTAACTTTTTCAGTGCGCTGTTGTCAAACATTCTCTTTGCGTCTGACGGTGACTGAAACACTATGTCGTCGGGTTCAAGCCCATTTACAAGCATCAAGTGCTTGAGAACTCCGATCTGCTCTAGACTGTACGGCGCTTGAGAGTTCTTAACAGTCTGCGCGTTGATCGTAAACCTTTCACAAATCACCTTGATCGGTGTCTTAGTGTAATAAGACGCTACAATAGTTTCTATGATCGGCTTATGATAGTTTCTGGCGTCGTACTCGCCTGACGCGACTAGCTCTGGCGCTTCTTGATGGTCGTAGCTTATGGCGGCTATACCGCTCATTTTTCCTGGATCGACGCACAAATAAATTGTCATGTCCACACTACCTTAGATACTCCAGATCTTTTCATCATATTTTCACACTTCTTACAAGGCTTAGACAGCGCAGTCGAGCCGTCTGCTTGGACTCTGGCTACATAGACTGTTGAACCCGCGGCGTGCGTTCCTGCCGCTACAACAGCCGCAAACTCCGCGTGAAGCGCGAGACGAAACTCCACGGACGGGTCTCCGACTTTTTTGTTTGTGGCTTTTGAAATGATCTTTCCGTTTTTGACTACAACGCACCCGTGCTTGTGCCTGCACTTGCTGCTGTGAGCGAGCTCTATCGCTTTTTCCATGTACCTATTCACTAGTACTTGTCGCCCCACGTCTCTAGCGGGCCGTCTACGTCAGCGGTCAGTGGCACATCCCAGCCGTCAGACGTGGTCATGCATTGCTTCACTATCTGCTTGATCTCGTCTGCGTCTTTTCGTGGCGCCTGTAGAACTATTTCGTCGTGAACCGGGACGATGAGAAGTTCAGTCAAATCGGCTTGATCGAGTTTGACAAGATTTGCTTTGAAGACCTCTGCCGCTCCACCCTGAATGAGGTAGTTCACAAGCGTGTAAACTCTGTCTTCGTCGCACGGCAGTCTTCTTCCTGTCCACGTATATACGTAGCCTTGGCCCTCGCTCTGCAACCTTCGCATGCCGGCGTCCTCGATCTGCTTTTGAAAGTACGACATGCCCGGAAATCTGCGATCAAATGCATCAGAAACTTGTCGCATCTGTGGCTCAGGAACGCCGGCAGTTACGGCTTGCTTCGCGACACCGGCGCCATAGAGTCTTCCGTACACCGTGCCTTTAATCAGCGCGCGGCGCTTATCGGACTTCTGCATCGTCGGATCGTTGTAGATCTCTCTGCCAATCTCCGTGAACGGGTCAGAGCCAGTTGCGTCCGCCCTGTTGAACAGCGTAATTAGATTTGGATCTTTAGATAGAGACGCGAACATTCTGAACTCAACCTGGTCGAGGTCAGAAGTGATAATCACGTGGTCATCGTCTTTTGGGATGAACGCTCGGCGAACAACGTCATCGCCTTTCGGCAATGTCTGTAGCGCCGGATTTGTGATCGACATTCTGCTCGTTCGAGCGCCAAGAGTCTTCACAGACGGGTGAACAATGCCGTCAATTGACTCAGTGAGAAAGTTTAGAAAGTACGTTCCAGCAAGTTTGTCGGCCTTACGCTGCTTGAGAACAGTGTCCGCGAGATTAGCGACCTCCGCTATCGGGCTCTGTGCTAGCAGCCTCAATTGATCCTTTGTGCAAGACTTCTGACCGGTCGGAGTAAACTCAGTGATCTCAGCGCCAAGACTCTCAAACAGCCGAACAAGTTGTATGTTGCTCGTTATAGAAGTTCCGTTGTACGTATTCTTAGCCCAGTTCTTTACAGACTCGGTGTATGAGCTAAGCTCGTTGTACTTTCTCTGCGAGTAGTCAAGATCAACTCGAGCGCCGTTGATCTCCATTCTCGTGACGATCTTACGAGTCGCCATCTCGAGCTCATACGGTTTGTGGTACGCGCCGTTAGGTCCGCACTTTTCGTAGAACATTTCCCAGAGACGCATTGTAAGAACGCAGTCGAGCGCGCCATACGACCAGTACGGCTCAAAGTTTGTGGGAACAGTTCCCCAGGTCCAACCGTTGGCTGATAGCTCTTGATCAAGAGTGTCTTGTAATGCAACTGCACGCGCGTCGACGTGCAGCGCGGCAAGACGCTTCAGTGCGCCTGAACCAAGCGGGTCGACAATGTGAGCCATAATCATCGTGTCATGCGCGCGATGCCATGGCATTTTCCAGCGTGACTGAGTCTCAAACCAGCGTGCCTCGAACGCGATGTTGTGGCAGACGATCGGACCGTCAAAGCGCTCCATCGCCTGGTAGAACACTCCCGACCATTCGTCCCACGGTATTGACCAGCCCTGCATGCCATCACCGACCTGAACTAGCCGAAGACGTCCGTGCCACGGTGACAGCGCATGCTGCCTCGGGTTTCCAGGTATCTCGCCCGTCTCCGTGTCGATCGCGATGGCGTTGTGTGGCCGTCGTTCGCTAAGCCACGAAAGAAAGTCATTCGCAGACTCTACGCTGTTGACAAGGTGAAGTTGTACTTGAGAAAGATCAGCCACTATACGTCACTCCGAGTGCGCGACAAGCGTAACGCTTATTCCACACTTTTTAATGTACTCGACGACATCCAACGGATTGCGGTGCATGTCGTGCTCGCCAATATAACATACGACGTGCAACAACCCGGAATTTGTAATTAGCTTTGCGCACTGCATACACGGCGGACTTGTGATGTATATTGTTCCGCCTTCAACGCTTGATCTGTCTACGTACAGCAGCGCGTTTGCTTCAGCGTGAATTGACGGGCACTGGTCATAGATGTTGTCTAGTGGTGACTCGCCGCGCGCTCTTGGGCACCAGTCGATACAGTCGCCGCTTTCAGGCCACGACGCCGACGGCCCGTTATAGCCGGTGGCGCAGACACGCTGGTCTTTTGACACTACAACTGCGCCCATCTGCGCTCTTGAGCACCGTGAGCGCAGCGAAATAACAGTCGCAACGGTGAGCCATGTCGACTGCCACGATGGCCGCGCGTTAGTCGTCGTCGTCGTCATCGTCACCAAGCTCGCTCTCAATTATTAGAGTCTCTGTGACTCCGTATGAAAGCATTCTTGCTATCAACTCGAGAGCTTCAGTTCTTGAAAACCCGGCAGACTTCAGCGTGATGTACATCTCGTGCATGCCAATCGCTGCGGCATGCATCGGAGACGCATACTCAAAAGCTTCTTCGTTTTCATCACTAGGCATTTCCGAGTTTGGCCTCGTTGCTCTCGATAGCGGAGCGCATTGCGTTAACGTACCAGAGCTCTGTATCGTTTAGCTCCGGTACGTGCAAAGCTTCGGGGTCAACGGCGAGAAGACAGTTCTGCGCAGATAGTGCGACGTCTGCCCACGAGTTGCCAGCAAAATACGGAATTGGGTCGACAGGGGCGCTCGTCTTACGCAACTTAGTCACCGCATCTATATTTGACTCGTAGATGTGAAGCGACCCAACGTGATGCGCATACGTGCCTGGCTCTATTCCAAGTATCGAGCAGATCGCTAACTGCACCCGCGTGAACTGGAAAAAGTCGTACGCTGCACCAAGCCACACGTCGTTTGAGCGCATGTAGACACTCATATTTAGTTTGCCGTCACGAACTCTAAACTGATGAAGAACTGTGCATGGGTAGTCACGCTTCTGTGGCATGTTGTCAAACTCAGGGTTCCAGATCGTCACGACTGCTTGCCGCGTGTCTGGGTCACTCTTGATTTTGTCTACAACGTGAGCGTACTGGCCATTTGTACGTAGACCGTACGCTCCGTGAAATTCTCCGTTGTTCTCAGCGTAATTCGTAAACTGCGGACCTATAGCAATCACTGTCCGTGGCGTGCTCCTACCGGCGACGAGTTGGCACGCCTCAACGGCGCCAATGCCCGGGACGACACCTCGACCAACGCCCATCGGCATTGCGTCGTACACGTTGTCTATGAATACAGTTGCGTCTTCAATTTCTCTTGTCTTCACACCGCGTGGGGACACCTCGCGGCCGTGCTCAAGCACGTGATGAACAAGATCAACGTAGCCGTTTACTCCGTCTTCGATGTGAATTGCTGTCAGCGAAGAACCCATGACGCATACTCCTGTGTGTTTCCGTTTGCGAAGCTATCAATTGCGCGACCATACTCTGTTTGATCAGAGTAGTGAAATCGTCTAACATGTTGAGGATGCGGAAGAACTGTGTATAGACTTTCGTAGAGTGAGCATTGACGAAGACGCTTTTCTGCCATGCGACCAAGGGCTATAACTTTTGGCCGATTAAGAGCTTCATATAGTCGTATGATGTCTTCTCCATAGACATCGGCAGAATTTATGATTCCGTAGTCGCGCCAGGTTTCGCACGGTAGGGCGTTCAACAAATAGTCTGCTGAATTTGCACCGGAAGGCTTGAAAGGCAACATCGTGTCAGTCTCGTCGTTTCTTTCGTCACCGACGAGAAGCGCCTTTGGCTTTGGAGGTCCGATGTACCAAGTAAATCTTTCTAGATGCTGAACTTCAGATTGCAATGTCTTAGCGTAGCTGATGACGTCACGCGCCAGGTTTGCTACTTGATCTAATCCGCCGTTTGACGGCTGCAACTTAATGCACGACATGGTGTTGTCGAACGCATAAGAGTAGAGACTTAAAATATGCTCGAGCTCATGCTCTTCTACAAAGTCGTCTCCGCGTTCTCTAATTCTTTGCTGAATAATCTCAAGCGGCTGATACAGCCAAAACTGAGTAATGCCGCGAGCGCGAAGAAACATCTCGGTCCATCGCCAGCCAGCAACGCCAAGTAGACCAAAGCCGTCAATGTTAGTATGACGACGCTTGATCGGAGCATACGTTACCTCACCCCAATGCCATCGATCAGCGACTGCTGTCGCTGAGAACCAGTTGAAGTCTTGAATGTCTTCTACGTACTCTGAAAGTACGCCTTTGCGAGTGAACTCTTTCGGCGCGCCCTTGTGGTACTGAATCGCGCCGGCAGTTGACCGCTGCCCGGTGAGTTCAGAGACAACAGCGTCTACAAGAGTAGACTTTCCCGAGGCGTCAGTGCCTTCGATGACGATAAACATTCCATCCCTCCGTCTTTTCGATACTACACGGAAACGAGAAAAATCTCGTGACAGAGCGAAAGATTATGGAATGATCTCTACTCTGTAGACGTCTGAGATGCCTCGATCGGCGTTTGACGCCTCCTCGAGAAGCCGCTGTGCTACATGCGTTAGGTAGCGTGCGCCGCTGTCGTCGTATTTGTAGAGCGCCTCGAGCACGGCGTCTGGATTCTCACTTACCTGTGCCCAGTGGCGATTCTTCTCCGGAAACACGATTTCTGCCGCGAATGATGGAGAGCATGAGTCACATGGGACCATGTTCTCTCTACTTTGGAGATTCGCTACTGGGGCATCTTGAAGATTGTATCTCTTCACAAGATGACAGGCCGCGCCGTGGTAGACTACTGACACGCCGACTCTTGATAGAACATACGAGCCATTTTCTGTCTTGTAAAGCTCGAATTCTATCCAGCGAAGAGATCCTCTTCGCCACGATGATGATTTTCCCAGTAGCTCTCCGTTAAACTGAAGAGTTCTATCGCCGTCTTTGATGTGTATCATTGAATTCTCTTTCACTACGTGTAGTGAAATTCTATCCCGTTCTTTTTTATCTCGTGTACAAATTGACGTCAAAATCGACTTAGTCAACTAGCCCGCTGTGAGATTTGGATCTATCTCTGGCAGAACTTCTTTTTCTTTTCTAACATTGTACTCCGACTTTAGTGGCTCAACGACTGTTTCAACATCTCCACGAATTGCAAGTACCAGCCAATCAAACTGATGAGAACAGCTATCAATGCACCCTTGAGTGGAAACTGTGAACTTACCATTTTCTACAGACGAAGCTGCCATGTTGCACTGAGAGCCGTCATCTGCAATTTTTGGCGTAATAAACACCGTTCTACCTTCTAATTTTGACGCTGCCTCAAAATATCTTGGAAGTTCTACCTCAACTAAACCGTTTTCAAGGCTAGAGGTACCTCGATATATAAGATCAGCAGTAGGGCCCTCAACAGCAGCGTGTACTAGATAGCGATCTTCGTCCAGTGGGTGCTGAATGGAAAAGTTTTTCGTGCCATACACATTCAAAGCACCTGTAACCGTAACCCTTCCCGCATAAAGTTCATCACTAAGAGAAATATCTACACCGTAGTAATCGCTAACTCGAACAGTACTGCCAAGCCTATTTTGACCTATAACGCTAGCCGTTAGCCTAGTTACCTCTGCATTGTACGTCTCAAAGTACAATGCGCCAGCGTATACTCTGCCCACGCCGGAGCCGCTTGTGTTACCCATGTTGATGAAAGTTTTACTGCTTCCGCCTGTTGTAATTTCTAATGCTTTATCCCCCGTAATATAGTTTGTGCCAGAGCCTGCGTTTGTATTAAACTTAAGAGACGCGCTCGAGGTAGTGCCAGTCGTGTTAATAAGCACCTGAGTGCCAGTGATTGATACGCCATCGCCAGTTGGATTGCCTGCGGAAAACGTCGACGTGGTGATAGTAGTACCGCTAATTGTTGAGCCAGTGATGGTACCGACGATGTTCAGCGCAGTGCCGTTCCACGTCATATATTGAGTTGCACTACCGACCTTGAAGTACACATTTCCAGTCGACGTGTCTACGTACCAGGCGTTGTTCGAGTTCCCAGAATCGAGTGTCACTCCGCGATAATTTGCATTGCTGTAGATGCCGTCGCCAATTTGAACGTTTCCAGCGGAAATAAATCCACCAAACGTTCCTCGAGCAGCGGTGAGCTCTCCCGCGAAGAGAATAGCAGTGCTGATCGTGCCAGATGTAATCTTACCGGCGTCAATGTTTGAGAACGCCGCGTTGCCCAGACCAAACGACTGCCACGCTGCGCCGTCCCAGCGTGCTAGCGCGTTGTCGTTGTCTGTCTCGAACCACAAATCGCCTTCAGTGTACGTGCCGCCAGACGGCTCCGTTGCGCTGTAGTAGATCGTATTTTTACCGTTTGCAGCGGCCTGAGCGTACTCGATGTCTTGAACAACGTCGTTTGCTAGCACGACCGTAGTCACAGATCTCGGTGCAATATTGTTTGTCGTAATAACTCTTGCACCGATTCTTCGCGGCGCTGGGTTGCGCGAGGACGCAGACGCTCTTTGCTCAGTTCTTAGATATCTTTGACCGAACGTTCTTTTGCTTCTTCTAAGATTACTCGCCAATCTTATCTACCTCCGACTCGGCTACAAGTTGTAGCTGCACCGTCTCAGGGAACGTGTTGCCGTCCGGCACTGTTACTGAGAAACCTTCGATCTTACGAACAATAATGTCGTCTCTCGGCTCAAGGTTGCTCAAAAGTCGAAGTTGAATGAACGGATCGTCTACAATGAGCGCGCACCAGTCTCCTGGAGAGTACGTTCCAACAGTTGGGTCGAGTGAGCCGTTGACTGTGATCGACATGTCGGTGAGCGGTGGACGAAACTCTGCCAAATAGCGCGAGGCGTAGCTGTAGAGAATGTTTTCGTCGTACGCTTCTCCACGCGTCTCCTCCATATCGAGCAGTGGCCATCCAGCGTCGAGTAGCCCGGTATCAGCGGCAACGGCGTATGGTTGACTCGCATCTGAGCCAAGATCGCCGATGTTGCCAACAACAAAGAATCGAGTCGCTGAGTTTTCAGCAGATTCGCTGATAGAAACTTCATTTACGTTTCCAGGATACTCGAATACGAACTGATCAGCGCCGTATCTACTTAGAGGAGCGGCTTCTCCAGCAGGCGGCGGGTTGGGGAAGTTGATCGGAAGAAGCACGAACGTTCGAGTAAACGTGCCAGTCAATGAATCGTATTCGCAGTCAATCCGATACTCAAAGCCGTCAACAGTGTCTGAGTACTCGTCGAGTTCTTCACCAATCGAGCGAAGTTCGTAGCCGCGGTAGGTGACGTTTGGAACATTGACGCCGCTGTACGCCGCGGTCGAGTACTCGATTCCGATGTCCGCATTCGCGGGATACGGTCCGTATGTGCTCGAAAGAGCTCTTGGCGTCAACGTCGCGGTTCCAGACACGGCGGTCGCGTCGACGTTCGGTTCGAATGAAAAGACCGAGTACGTAAATGTAGTCGAGGATGGAACACTCGTGATCGTGTGAGTGCCGTTGAATATTACGTAGTCTGAGGTAAGCGAATCGACGTTTTCAATGTCAACGGTTTGTCCGACTGAAAAACCGTGAGCAACACTTGTAGTAAGAGTGGCAACGTTTTCAGACATCTCTTTTTGAGACACTGTTCTTGACACAACTGAAACCGCGGTGCTGCCAACGTTTGATGCTGTCTTAGCGTACGAAAATGTCGTGTCAGTCTTTGATACAACCGTGTGCGTGCCGTCGAACGTCGAGTCAACGTTCTTTACCAGAACTGACTGACCGGGTATCATGTTGTGTGCAGTTGACGTCGTCAATGTCGCTACATTAGAAGTCAGTGACTTTGTCGTGATGTCGTAGTCGAGAGTAAGCGTCGGCTCAATTTCTCCGTTTGGAAATTGTATGCCAGAGAAGTCAATGTTCATCTGATCGAGTAGCTGCCGAACGTAGTCATATGTATCTACGCGAACTCTTACCGTCGTGTTGTCATACGTCCCGGCAGGCATTCCTGGAATGCTAACCGCCACGGTTGTTGACGACAGCCCGAGTGAAAGGACTGTGTAGTAGCCGCTGTATTGAAAGTTTCCAACCTCGTAGAACTCGACTGCGATTGTTGAGCCAGGGACAAAGTTAAATGAACCAAATGTCAACGTAGTTGTTGCGTTACCAAGAACATCAACGACAGTGGTTCCGGCAAAGTCATGGCTGTACGTCTTCCAAATGTTGCGATGGTAGAGGTAGCTCGTAAACTCTGACCCACTGACGTTTAGAACTTTTTCAGTGATGCTGTACGATCTTCCCCAAATGATTCCTCCCCATACGCAGACATTGTTTCTTACAATGTATAGCGAGGTTTTTCCCGGGACTGTGTAGTCGTACAGGTTTGCTGCTACTGTGTCGTCAAGAACAGCGACCTGCCCTGAAAATGTTCCGGCGCCTTTAAGAGCTCTGTCGTACGTGACGCCTGTAAAAGGTATCTCGGCAAGAACCGAGTTTGTCATTAGGTCCGCGACAAAGTAGCGGTACACTGGCTGCGCTGGATCAAATGTTGTCATTGTAGTTTAGCCTATCCAACCGGAGCGATAGTACACAGTGAGTACCGCGTCCGATGTTGCGTCACCAAGATCTTCAAAGACTATCGAGTTGTTGCCTGGCGTGAGCTCCAGCCAATCCGTAAGAGTGTCGAGATACACGCGGGCGCCAAGAACGTCGCCGTCAAGCGCGACCTCGTGCTTGTACGTGTCAATCTCGAGAAGCTCACCGGAAGCAACAGACTCGACGATTGTAAGCGTTTGGTCTGTTGTAGTGTTTTTAATTGTAGCGTTTCCAACTACAGGGCCGTCAATTTCAAGAAACATCGTAACGTTAGTGTTTCCGAGGTTGGTGATTGTCGCGGCGCCAGTCTCTGCCGTTGACGTATTTTTACACGGAATAGTGACTGAGCTGTAACCAAGTGCGTCTGAGTCATCCCAAGAGTATTTGATCGGGTCGGACGCGCGTAGACCGATCGAGAACTCCGTCTTCCCTCGAGAGTTCACTGTTTGTATCTCAGGTCTGCCGCTGAGTCTCACGAATGACGCTCTTGTCGGCGATTCATTTGTCTTCAGCCACGCGCCTTGCCGAGCGAGAGACGCTGCACGAATTAGGGTGTCTCTTGCCGTAGACACGTATTCCGGCCCTGGCGGAAAAAATACTCCAGTAAGATTTATCTGTCGCGCGGCCCAGCGGCCGTTTGCCTCATAAGAGCCGTCTCCCCATCCGCGAGGAATGTCTGGAACCTCCGGGTCTGGAAGACCCCACCAGCCTTCAATGTCTGTGCAGATCCAAATGACATTATTTGAGTCAATTGAGTTCAACACTAAAGTGTCGAGAATAACGTCTTCCTGTAGAAAGAGACCTGAGAAGACTGGCGGCGGTAGCGGTGTTAGCGCCTTATTGACTACAGAGGTTTCGAAGTCTTGGCCTTCAGGATCGTTGTACGAGCCTTCTCCGTATAGACCTTCTCCGTAATAGAGAATCGCGCCGTCTTCTGTGTACAGTGTCATCTTATGCCGCCATGTCTCGTCCTTCGTCGGTCACCCGACACAGCAACATTCTATCACAGTGAGAGAGCCCAATTAGAGCGAGTTCGCGCCCTGATGGTTGTTCTTATTGCGATAGCGCGGGAGCAATTACTGGGCGTTTACTGCCCACCATGTGGCGACAACATCCGCCGCCGGAGTCTCCGTGCCGTCAATCTCGTTGGTGAACACGGGTGAGAACGCTTCGACGTAGGTGACGAGTTCGGCTTCGGTCATCGCGTCGCCGGGAGCGTCATCAGCACAGACGCCGACCAGTGTCCAGTCTTGCGGAGAGTCGCCGACACGGGCATCGGGGAAGTAGCCGCCGTTAGTCACGAACCCGGGGATCGTGCCGTCGGCGTTCAAGGTATACGTTGTTACTTTCATACTGTTAATTCCTTCGGTTGTGCGAGGGCGGCTTCGACTTGCGGGATGAGTCCACGATGCTCGGCGTACAAGGCGACTTGTGGGGCGAACTTGTCGCTGACCGCATCCAGCCAGCCGTACTGAACCTCGAACGTCGGCACCTTGCCCTCGTTGAGCATCTGCTGTTCCATTTCGAGGTAGGTGATGAGTTCCCGTTGGGCGGCGGCACCGTTGATGCCGAGGTCTTGGAAGAAGATGAAGTTGCCTTCGTCGATCAAGCCCTGCCGTGAGCGGGCGGCGGCGAGCGCCTGCGAGAACGCCCGCATCACTTGAGCCTTCGACTCGTTCGCCTCGTACATTTCTTCGGTGATGACTTCGACACCTAACTTGTCGCAGATTGCTTCGTACTGGTGAACGAGGAACGTCACCTCACGGACGGCACCCCGCTGGTAGTTCTGCGTCGATTCGATCTGTGACGACAGTTCCAGAATGTCGATCTCTAACAGTTCGGCGGCGTACCCGGATGCTGATTCCAGTTCGTCTTGTTTCTGAGCGAGTTCGATCCGCTTACGGCGCAACCCCAACTCGGACTCCTTCAACGCTTCCCGCTTCCGTTCGATACGGGCGAGGATATGCTTCGCCGCACCAACATCGGTCAGGTCGGTGACGTTCAGCGAGACGGTCTTGAGTTGTGAGTCCGACTTGTAGAACGACTCGTTCGATGCGTCGATCCTTGGGAGCAGTTCGGTCACCTTGTCGATCATCTGCTCGTACCGTTCCGGTAGTTGCGATGCGGTGAGTGCTAGTTCGGTCACGACAGTCCTCCATGACAGTTTGATGTTGCGCCACCGTGATAGGAGGCGGTCGATGCGTCACCAAAGTCGGTGGCGTTCCCGGTGGTGGCGATCGTCCAGTAGTCGATGACGTTGTAACCCTCGCCGGGGGTACAGATACCTCTCGTCGTGTTCGACATAGACTTACATTTCCCTCGGGCAACCGTCAGGTCACCGAAGTCCGTAGCGTTTCCTGTCGTAGCGATGGTGACGTAATCCATCGTGTTGTACCAACCGGAAGCCGTAGCGTCACGACCGCCGACGATGACAGCCCTAGTAGTGGACGCAGAAGCACCGAGATCACGACGAGCCACCGTGAGATCACCAAAGTCGGTAGCGTTTCCGGTGGTTGCGATGGTCACATAGTCGATCTGGTTTCGGACTGTCGGGCCGGGAGTCGTGGCACCTCCGCAGAACAAGCCTCGGGTGGAGTTGGATGTTGCTGACGTATCACCACGGCTCACCGTCAGATCACCGAAGTCGGTTGCGTTGCCGGTCGTGGCGATGGTCACATAGTCGATGACGTCCGAGTTAGGGATGCCACCGCCGAACAGTCCTCGGGTAGAGTTCCCACAACCGCCCATTGCTGAACGAGCGGACGTTGTATCACCGAAGTCAGTAGCGTCGCCACCGGTCGTGAACGTCAGATAGTCAATGGTAACATCGTCCCCCAAGCCGGGACCGAACACGGCCCGAGTAGTGGAACCGACAGCATCCATCCGTGACCTTGCGGTACTCAACTTGCCGAAGTTCAGCGAGTTACCGGTCGAAGCGATGTTCAGGTATTCGATGTAGTCCCCGTTGTCGAACACGCCGATGTTGGAGATTGACTCCAACGGTGACGCTCCAAGCCCACCGTGACCGTCAGAGCAGGCACCCGGCTTCAAGATCGTCTCCGTGAGATCACCGAAGTCGGCAACATTACCGAATGTGGCGATGTCGATGTAGTCGATCACGTTGTAGTAGCCCTCACCCGAAGCAAACAGGCCACGGGTCGGAGAAGCGGCACCAGCCGCCTTTGCTCTTGCCACCGTCAGGTCACCAAAGTCTATCGAGTTTCCGGCAGATGCCAGCGTAATGGCTTGGATCACATTCGCTACGGTGCCGCCACCAGCGAACACGCCTCGGGTGGCATTAGACACACCGTTGCTCACCGAATAGTTTGTCTGATACAGGGTTCCCCACTGCACCGTGTTGCCGGTCGACGCAAACGCAACGTAGTAGATGCCGTCTTGGTCGATGGAACCGCCGTGAACGATGCCGTGGATGGGAGACTGGACCGCCATCGGGTTACGGCTCGCACCCCAACTTAGGTCACCGAAGTCCGTAGCATTACCAGTCGTAGCAATCGTGATGTAGTCAATCACGTTAGTCAGAACAGTTGGAGTTTGACCACCGAAGTTCAGACCTCGGGTTTCATTAGATGCTGTTCCATGATCGTCGTGAACCAACGTCAGGTCACCGAAGTCAAGGGCGGTCCCACCCTCAGCGATGGTCACATAATCCATCGTGTTGACACGGGTGCTGCTTCCGATATTGCCGCCGGTAAACACGCCTCTTGTAGAGGAAGACAACCCGTTGAGATAAGTTCGAGCCTGCGTCAGGTCACCGAAGTCGGTGGCGTTCCCAGTCGAAGCGATCAGTACCGTGTCGATCTGCGTTCTGACAGAACCGCCATCAACGAGACCGCCACCGAACAGCGCACGAGTACCGTCAGCAGTAGGCAGAACTAAGATCAGCCCACCGTGACCGCCAGAGGTGCCGTCAGCATTACGAGCAATGGTGAGATCACCAAAATCAACAGTGTTGCCGGTAGTGGCAATCTCAACATATTCAATGGTGTTACTGCCGTAAGAATTGGGATAACCGAGGGTGAATAGTGCCCTCGATGAAGAAGCCGCCCCAGCGTTACTGCTAGAAGCGACACTAAGATTACCGAAATCTGCGGAGTTGCCTCTAGCCGCAAGGGTCAAGTAGTCAATGGTGTCTCTTAGGACGGTAGCACTAGTCGTACCAACTCGGCTTACACCGCCAGCGTACAGACCTCTGACAGAGTTAGATGCGGGACCGCCAACGAAACGTGCTTGTGTTAGATCACCAAAATCCAGAGCGTTACCTAAAGAACTAAATGTAACGTAGTCAATAGTGTTATATGTGCTGAATACGGTCGCTGCTGAGTTCACGAACTGACCGCCCATAAACAAACCGTGAACAGGTGACTCAACTCCACCAGCCTCAGCCCTAGTTACTGTCAAGCCTCCTACGTTTATAGCATTACCCGTGGAAGCAATAGTCACATACTCGATGCGATTGCTAAAGGCGTAGTACGCACTCGTAATGTTTGCGCCGCCTATTACGAAACGTGTTTCGTTAGACGCACCCGCCTGACCGGAGGCGTTCTGTGTCAGATTACCGAAGTCTGTTGCATTACCCAGCGTGGCGATAGTTACATAGTCAATAGTGTTTTCTCTGGAGGTGGAGTAACCGCCAGCAAATAAAGCGCGAGTTGAAGAAGCCCCAGCCGCACCACCGTTACGAGCAACGGTTAGATCACCAAAATCGGTGGCATTACCCAGAGTCTCAATGTTGACATAGTCGATTACATCGCTACGAGCAGACCCCGTATAACCGCCAAAAAACAACGCACGGGTACCGGCGATTACTGCGCTAATAAACCCGGAGAAGGTAGACAACTTCATGTTGTCAGCCTCAGGCGCTCAGATCGCCAATAGCCACCCACACATCAGTGGCACGCTTGATCAACGTCACGCCACACCACTGATCCGACAACTTCAAATTACCGTCCTTAGAGTTGATGGTAACGCCAGTGTCGGGGGCCAACGTCGTCTGACCAGCACCAGTCTGAAGAACCAGAATCTGAGAACCCACAGGGAAAGCAACTGAGGAGTTCGGGGGAACAGTCAACGTATTTGCCGAAGCATTGTTCATCTCCACCAACTTACCACCGTCAGCAAGAACCAGCGTGTAGGTGGTTCCAGTCTGCTCGTTCTGCTGAAGTTCATTGATGTTAGAAACATCGGCTTCAACTGCATCAATGCTGGCTTCGACGTCAGTGTTAGAGCCAACTGCCAGGTTGCCGCCAATGGTGACGTCACCACTCGCGTCAATGGTCATACGCTCACTACCTGCCGTATCAAAGCGGATAGTGTCGTCGTCTGTGCCCTCTTCGACGTGGACGATGGTATCTCCATCTGCGTCGGTCAAGAACGCTGTAACAGCGGCGGTGTTACCTAACTCCACCCATGCGCCGTCATAATACGTGAACGTGCGCCCCGTATCTGACTCATACCACATATCTCCTGATACAGGAGAAGCAGGGGGCGTGTCGGAGATCTCAAGACTCAGGCCGCGCAGAACAGAGCCGTACAACTTCCAGTACGTACCGTTCCATACCCAAGTTTTGCCCCCTGAGGTAAACGAGTCATTTACTGATGGGGACGACGGAAAATCAATTGCCATTACACCCTCCAGTGTCAGAACTATAGTAACACATTATCAATCACCTTCGTCGATCTGAACCCAACTAACAGTGTCCTCGTCCCAGCCATACGCATTGCCGTCATTTGGTTTAGGGGCCGGAGCGTTCCACAAGCAGGTATCTTCGTCTAGCACCCATGACGGGTATGGCTGTGACGGAATAAAAGCATCGCGGCTTTCATCATAGGTGCCGCCGATAGACGCATGGTTTTTGCGGAATGGAACACCTCCATCCAAGTGTTGACCACCAAACATGTCGCAATCAGACCCCACAGCCCTACAGCCGTGAAACTCACCGTAATACGATTCCCAGTTATCAACACCGTCCACGACAACATTGGGGTTTTGACCAGTGATGATATCGGTCACAACATTGTTTTCGTCAAGTAAAGCATAATGCCACATCGTCAACTCCAAGAAACAGAGCCAGAACCGGCAGTAATAGTAGTGATCTTGGTTGATCCGCTTGTGGTGGTAGAAGCAGTATGACCTGCCGCAACTGTCAAGGTATATACGTCTGGATAGCGCAGAATAACAACACCAGAACCACCACGGGCACCCAAGGAGTTGGTATTCCATCCTCCTTGACCACCGCCGCCACCACCGCCAAGACCGTGCGTACCAGCAGAACCGTTTGCAGCACCGTTCCCGCCACCACCAGCACCACCGGAACCAGTAGCGGTAGCACCGTTTCTGCCGCCACCACCACCGCCAGCGTAATAGGTGCCATAAAACGCAAGACCAGCACCACCGTTCATGTTGCTACCACCTGCACCGGCACCACCACCGCCACCGCCAGCCCACGAAGTCGTGCTACTTGCGCCAGCGTTTCCTTGACCAGCCGTTCCCAATCCCCGATTGGCGTTTCGGAAACATCCACCGCCGGAACCGCCGCTTTGACCGCCACCGCCACGGCTAGCGGCACGACCACCGCCAATTGCTGTGGCCGAATCGAATACTGAGTTTCCGCCACTAGAGCCAACGCTGAGCGATGGCGATCCACCGCCAGCACCGCCAACTGTTACAGTGTAATTAGAACCAGCCGTCAAAGTCACGGTACTGGTCAGGAAGCCACCTGCGCCTCCACCACCGCCTCCGCCGTCGGCATCGTCGCCTCCTCCGCCACCCCCGCCGCCAGCGACAACCAGATATTCAACCTCTAGCGGCGGACGGCCATACCTGATCGCCCCAGCAGGCTGAGAAACCGCACCTAAAATAGGCATCAGGCAAACTGAACCTGCTGAGCCAACACCGTAAACGTAGCGCTAGCAGTCTTGACAACAGTAAACAGGTAAGCATCAACCGAACTAGCATTACCCGAAGTGGGTGCAGAACCACCCGACCACTTGGGTGTCACCGCCGAACCGTCAACCTGAAACGCCGTCGGATAGTAAGCTGTCGCGCCGTTGGTCACTGCGTGAACAGCGGTGACCGATTCACCGACAGCCAACACAGAATCAAGACTGGTAGACGCATCGCCACGGAAATTGTATGTCCAGTTCGCCGTAGCATCCGCCGTGAAATAATGTGCGCCTGACGACTTCAGATCGACGTTCACGGTTCCTGTGGCCGCTGTAGCCGAAATGGTCCACAACTCCAACGGAGCCTTCAACGTGAAAGCGGTCGGCTGATTCAGAATGTAATCATGCGAAGTCGCAACAGCAGAACTATTGACACCAACCTTCGCCTGAAGCGCCTCGATTGCGGGCATCGTTCCAGAATCCAACGTAGTGGGAAAGGTAGTAGACCCACCAGCAATAGTACCCGTAACCGTAAGATCGCCGGTCATAGCGACATTGCCTGAAGGGTTGATCGTCATACGCTCGGTACCAGCAGTATCGAAACGTAAGTAATCTTCGTCGGGGGACTCTTCTACGTGGACGCGGGTATCGCCATCCGCATCAACGATCTGATTAGAGATCGGGGTCGATACGACAACATCCCACGTCGATCCGTTCCACGTCCACGTCTTGTCACCGACGGTGACGGTGTCGCCGTTAGAAGGAGAGTCGGGGAAATTGATCGCCATTACTCAGCCTCAACTACTTCCCATGAGGTCGTGTCTTCGTTCCACGTGTACTCCTGTCCGTCATCAGGCATCGGGGTGGGGGCGTCCCACAGGCAGGTGTCCTCGTTCAGGACCCACGAAGCGTACGGCTGGGGCGGAATGAAGGCGTCACGGTCGGCATCGTACGTGTATCCGATACCGGCGTAGTTCTTACGGTACGGGGTGCCGTCACCAGTGTGCTGTCCGCCCTGCGTGTTGTACGAGGTGCGCTTACAGGTCTGGCCCCGGAACTCACCGTAGTAAGCCTCCCAGTCCGTAACGCCGTCAACGACTTCATCTTCATCACGTCCGACGATGACCTCAGTGACGACGTTGTTGTTGTCAAGAAATGCGTAATGTGCCATAGGTGTGATTATACCTCTTACTCGGGGGTCGGTTCTTCAGTTACAGGGGGCGGCACAAACTCATCAATAGCAGGATCGTAGGTGTAGCCGATTCCGGCGTAGGTGCCACGGAAGTTCCCGTTGTATGAGGTTTGCTTCCATTCGCCTGCGAGTCCGAGAACGTCAGCGATGAACGTCTGTCCTGCTGATTCGTTGTTGGGGGCAGGATCAGGGCAGTTGTCGTCGGAAATGACAATGACCTCAATGACCGTGTTGTTGTCAATGCGTGCGAAATGTGCCATTAGTTCTTGAACCTCACTAGGACAATGCCGGATCCACCAGAGGAGCCGTCGCCACCACCGCCACCACCTGTGTTGGTGGCTCCTGCTGTAGATGCGTTGCCCGGGTCTTTGCCGTTTCCACCACCGCCAAGACCGCCGAGGCCACGGGTCGTGCCGCCTTCACCGCCGCCTCCACCTGCGTAATAGGTAGTTCCTGCGGACTCACCGCGAAACGTCGATGCGTCCAGTCCGTCGCCACCGTTGCCGCCTGCGCCCGACGTAGCGTTAGCACCAACTGCCCCAGCACCGCCGCCGCCGCCACCAGCACTAGACGCACCGCCGCCGCCGTTATTGCCGCTTGCGTCGTCGCCCTTGCCGCCGACAGCCGTGGAGTATCCACCGCCACCACCGGAGGCACCGTTTCGACCTTGCAGGTATTGGTTAGTGCTACCGCCTCCACCGACGAACGGTTGACCGCATCGTGAACCGGTGCCTCGGTAGCCGTTCACCGAATCGCCAGCACCGACAACGACCGTCTGGTTCGTGTCGAAATATACCTTGTCGAACTGGCGGTAGCCACCAGCAGCACCAGCACCACAGATGAGGGAGCCAGCAGTACCGCCGCCACCGCCACCGCCAACAACAAGAACGTCAAACACGCCAGCCTTAGTCACGGTCAACGTGCTGGACGAAGTGAACTCCAACAAAGTGTACGAATCGCCATCAACCGTGATCGTGGAGGATGTGCCGCCAGTAGCGGCACCGTATGCTACGCCTGCTCCGCCACCACGAAAAAAGATTGCAGAGGACGCAGATGTGAAGTAAAGACTTCCGCCCTCCCACTGTCCAACGTCCAACGAACCAGCAGTATCAACCGTCGCAGTACCAGCCGTAACCGTCGTCGTACCAGCACCAATGTTGTGAATCCACACCGTGTCACCAGCCGCAAACACACCATCATCAACAGTAATGGTCGTCGCCCCAGCGTTATTCATTACGATGCGAGTGTTCTCATCACCGGCAGCGAGTGTGTAACTTGCTGTCTTGGTAGAGGTGGGGGCGGTGGCATTGACCTTGCCAGAGACCGTCAGGTCACCGGTTACGTCTAACGCGGTCGTGGGGGACGTGTTGTTGATACCGACACGGTTGGTACCGGTATCAATCTTCAGGACGGTGGGGTCGGGATAGTTGCCGTATGCGGCCCAGACGGTACCGTCCCACTGCCACGTCCTACCGCCAGCAGTGTACGTGTCACCGGTGGTTGGGGAGTTTGGAAAATCAATTGCCATTTAGACGGCCTCCAACGCACAAGATCTCACCAAATTATACACTACACGAGCAGCCGCGATTTTACGAGCTGTTGAAGAATAATTGGCTATTCTTCGAGCTCTTCAGGCGGCGGTGCGATCCAGTTGGCGCCGTCATAGGTCCAGCCGGGACCAGCGCCAACACCATCAGGAATAGCAACAACGGCCAGCCCATCGGGTGCGGTGTAGTCGGTTTGACCGTCCCACACGATAGCGTTCACAACCAAACCGTCAGCGTTGATTAGTGCGTATTTCATGCGTACAACTCCACGATCACAATCCCGTTAGCACCAGCACCAGCGGCGGCGGTTTCGGTTCCGCCACCACCGCCGCCGCCATAATCCCTTCCGTTTGCGCCAGGAGTTGTGTTACGTCGGCCTCCATAGCCGCCGCCACCGAAATGCGAGCCGCCGCCGTTACCGCCGTGGCCGTCGTCCTCAAGGCTTCCAGTGCCGCCGTCGTTTCCACTTACCGCAAAATCACCGGTACACGCCGACGACAACCCGCCTACCCCGCCATAAGTAGCAAGCCCTGAAGTGCCACTACCGCCGACACCGATAACCAGCGCTCCAAACGACGAATTTCCACCAGAGGACGAATCACCCTGAACACCGGAAGCAACGCCAGCACTACCAGCACCGACCGTAATGGTTTCTGATGCTCCAAGGCTAGCGATATCGGTAATGAACGATTCCGCCATAGCACCGCCACCACCACCGGGCGACGAAGTGTAGGCGACGTTCCGGTTAGCGCCGCCCGCACCAGCACCCTGACACTTCACACGGATCGCCCTCAGCCACGGATACGTCGCTTTCGTGAACGACCCCGACGAAGTGAAATACAGCGTCTGGACATAACGGTAACCTCTAGAAGTAAATTCTCCTGTAACATCTAGATCTCCAGAAACTGCTGCGTCTCCTGTTACATCTAGAGTGACAGAGGGAGACGCACTGTTGATACCAACCCTGTTGTTAGTGGTGTCTACTTTGAAGATGTCAGGGTTGGTTTGTGGCCCGTAAATGGTCCAGACGGTGCCGTCCCATTGATACGTTTTGCCGGACGCGACGAACTGGTCGCCAACAGAGGGGGAATCGGGAAAGTCGATCGCCATAGGTCAGTCTCCGAGAGTAGCAGGGGTCCAGTTCAGCAGGTTCTCGTCACGACCGACAATCACGCCAGTCACGATCCCGTCGTCGTCAAGGAAGGCGTAGTGAGCCATCAGGCAACCTCCCAACTGACGTTGTCTGAACCTGCCGTAATCACCGTCACCTTGTCCGATCCGACAACGCTCGTCGTTGAGGTCAGCCCAGCGCCAACAGTTATCGCCAGCGTTGACGGGTATCGGAAGATCACGGCACCGGAGCCACCGTTGCCGCCGAGATGAGTTTGGTCACCGCCGCCGCCACCGCCACCAGTTCCAACTTGACCTGCGCTTCCTGTCCCCGGTCCAGTCAAGTTGGAGCCGCCATCTCCCCCACCACCTAGACCACCGTCACCGAAGTTGCTGATGTCTTGGACACCGCCGCCACCGCCGCCAGCAAAGTAGACATCGCTTCCGCTGACTTCTCCAACGGATGCGCTGGAAGCAATAGTCGTCGTGACGATAGTTGAGATCGACCCGATACCGCCGTTGCCGCCAGAGGATGCTGTTCCGTTGGAACCGGCGGCACCAGCACCACCACCTCCACCACCTTTCTTATCGGGGTTGAGGTCGCCGTCGCCGCCGTCGTTGCCTTGACCTGCTGTTCCTAACCCGCCAGAGCCAGCGGTCCAACCGCCACCGCCACCACCGGAACCGCCGTCATAGCCATCTCGATCTGGTGCGCTTTGAGCGCCTCGCCCGCCAGCACCGCCACCAACAGACGTGAAGGAATCGAACACGGAGTTAGAACCATTCATCGTCAGAGGTTTCGGCACCGTTGATGATGCCGCTCCGCCAGCACCTACCGTGACGAGATACGAAGTGCTAAGTGAACGCTCCACGGATGTGTTAGTCAACAAGCCACCCGCACCTCCACCACCGGCGTATGAGTAGCCGCCTGCGCCGCCGCCAGCAACAACCAAATAGTCCAACAGAAAGTTGCCAACAGTTGCATCAAGAAGGCGGAAACTCGGTCCTCCTTGTTTGACAGAGTAGATCGCCATGACTTACGAAATCTCCGACCCGTAAGCCTGAAACGTCAAGTCCCCGGACGAGGCGTAGGCTTCAAGAACATCGGTCGCATCTAACGTCAAGCCGACGGTGAAGATCAGCGTGTCGCTTCCAACGAGAGGTGCGTCATACACCAGATAGTGCTGATTCGCCAGCGAAGCACCGTTCGGCCTAACGGAGATTCGGAATGTAACACTAGATGACGACCGGTTACAGACGACGATGCTGGACACGACCGCCTCGGTAGCAGACGGCACCGTGTAGATAGTCGTCGCTGTCGTTGCGGACGGTGCGATCTGTCCGAGCACCTTGTAAGCCTGCGCCATGTCTTTACGCTCCCATCGTCATAAAACTGTTAGCGAAACCCGTGTCACCACCGCTTGCCGCTGTGGACGCACCGATTTCTATCCACGTACCGTCATATCTTATCAAAGTCTGAGATTGATCACTTCTATACCAGATGTGACCATCTAAAACGCCCGTCGGCTCCGTGTCCGAGGTAGTGGAGCGTACAGTGAATGTTCCATACACAGTCCACGCGGTTCCGTCCCATAGGTAGGTTTTACCGTTGGTGGTGTAGGTGTCGTTTACTGAAGGGGAGTTAGGAAAATCAATAGCCACGGCTCAGTCTCCAATGTCAATGATAAATTTCTGCGATGCGGTGAGTGCTAGTTCGGTCATTGGAGTCCTCCGTGACTGTCTGATACACCATCAAGCCGTGAACGGGCTTGTGTGAGAGACCCGTAGGTCGTGGCGTTCCCGGTGGTCGCAATAGTGATCGCATCACAGGTTGCGGTACTAAGGCCACCACAGAACACTCCGGTCGTGCTGTTAGACACGCCGCCACTTCCCTCTCTTGCGGTAGCCATGTTGCCAAACGATGTTGCGTTCCCAGTCGTGGCGATGGTCACATAGTCGATAGTTGAGGTTCCACTATTGCCGCCACTAAACACGCCACGAGTCGCTGATGACACCCCGCTAAGCCAATGGCGTGACACGGTGAGATCGCCGAAGTCGGTGGCGTTTCCGATGGTCTGAATCGTGATGTAGTCAATGACGTTGGAGTTAGCCCCAGTCCAGCCACCTCCGAAGATGCCCCTCGTCGGGGATGCGAGCGATCCTGATGTTTGCCGAGCGACCGTCAGGTCAGCGAAGTCGGTTGCGTTGCCGGTCGTGGCGATGGTCACATAGTCGATGACGTTCACTTCCGACGTTGTGTAACCGCCTGCGAAGATGCCTCTCGTCGGATCAGAGCAACCGAATGTCGACTCCCGGGTGATAGTCAGGTCACCGAAGTCGGTGGCGTTGCCTGCGGTAGCCATCGTGATGTAGTCGATCACGTTGGAGTTCGCTCCCGTGTAGCCTCCACCGAACAGACCTCTGGTCGTAGAAGAACACGACCCGACACCCCTTCTGGCTGTCGTGAGGCCACCGAACACAAGGGCGTTACCACCCGTTGAGATCGTGAAGTAATCGATGGTGCTGACAACGCTTGGCGTGTAACCGCCTGCGAGGATGCCTCGTCCTGACGCAACTTGCGATTCCGGAGTAAGTCCACCGTGACCGTTAGAGCAGGCGGCGACAGACTGACGGGCGACAGTCAAGTCACCGAAGTCAACGGCGTTCCCGAGCGTGTCGATCTCTACGGAGTCAATGACATTCGTTACGCTACCGTCGGTACCTCCACCGAAGATGGCACGAGTGGAGGATGCCGCACCAGCAAGCCACCGACGGGCAAAACTCAGGTCACCAAAGTCCGTGGCGTTACCTGCGGAGGCCAGCGTGATGTAGTCAATGACATCTAGGTTACCGGAGGCGCCGACTCCACCTGCCGCTAGTCCACGAGTGCTGTTCGATGCCGCCGCCAGTCTCCACCGTCCGACAGTCAGTTCGCCCCATGCGATAGCGTCACCCGTGGAGGCGATCGCCACATGGTCGATTCGGGTGTCATAGTTGAATGCGGCTGTACGTCCGCCGACGAAGATGGCGTGGACCGGAGATGCGAGGCCTGCCAGCGCTTGGGCGGCTTCTGTCAGATCACCGAAGTCGGTGGCGTTCCCAGTTGTAGCGATCGTGATGTAGTCGATTGTGTTATTCCTAGAGCCAGCCGCTAGACCACCGGCCCACAGGCCACGGGTTTCGTTCGACGCACCACCGAGTTCCCACCTAGCGACTGTCAAATCCCCGAAGTCGGAAGCGTCCCCAGTCGTTGCGATGGTCACATAGTCGATGACATTGGAATAGCCTCCGCCAACGTAACCGCCTCCGAACACTCCACGAGTCGTGGAACTGAGGCCCGCAAGGTAGTACGCCGTTCGAGTTAGGTCACCGAAGTCCGTGGCATTACCAGCGGAGACAACTTCCACATAGTCAATGGTGTTCTCCTCCCCTGAGGCGCTTTCGCCGCCTGCGAACAGCGCATACACGGCATCTCCTGGCCATCTGTTACCAAGAACAGCAGCATAATGTTCAGATAAAACCCAAACACCAGAAGCATCAGAAGCAACCGGGTTTTTATCAATGCCTATGAACTTACGGGTAGGCATTACGAGATCTCTTCATACGAGCAGATGACGTGTAGATCGTCAGCAGCCGAGGCGGTGACCCCGATAGACCTATCCTCCTCGAGATAGATGGCCGATGACTTATCAATAAGAACAAGCGTCGAATCGGCGGGAACATTGATAGTGTGAGCAATCTTTGTGCCGTTTGTAGAACCGACAGTGGCGGTGTCCCAGACAACGACAGTAATTGTGGCGTCGTCTGTGCCATCAACGTTGGAAACAATAATATTGTTGATCTTGAACACCTTGCCAGACGACGCGGAGTTAGAAACGAGCGTGTTCTCACTTGTGTCTGCGAGGCGTACTAGAGCGGTTTTGGCGGTGATTGTTGCGACGTTTACAATATTAGGTGCAGCCATGTCAGCCTCCAAAAACCATAGCCATTGCAATGGCCTTGCCTGTCGTGGCGACCGATGCGCCGTTCGTAGTGATTGTGCCAGTCACCGCTAACCCAGCTGAGTCCAGCGTCATCTTTTCAGTCCCGGCGATGTCAAATCTTATTGTGTCCTCGTCGGCAGATTCTTCGACTTGAATCTTTGTATCGGTATCAGCATCTTGCACAAAGCTCGCAATGTTAGCTGAGTGACCGATCTCCACCCATGTCGAATCGTAGTAGATGAGCGTTTGCGAGGTATCAGAGCGATACCACATGTCACCCGACTGTGGAGAACCTGGAGCCGTGTCAGACACGCTAAACGTCTGAGTTGGAGTAGCGCGAACCTCCCAATACGTGCCATTCCATAGCCATGAACGATCGCCTACTGAGTAGATGTCATTGACGCTAGGAGAGTTCGGAAAATCAATCGCCATTACGGTGCCTCAGGGTACGGATATCGTTCTTTTATTGATTGTACCACGCTTAGCCAGTCTTGTTCTGTGGCTTCGCCTCTCTGATATGAGAAGAAGAGGGGGTCGGCTTCTTGGGTGTAGGCGTTTCTACGTTGGGTTTCTATTTCGGCCCGTTGTTGTTGGTATTGGACTTGGGGCCATGCGGCATCCAACTCAGCCTGTGACGGCTTCGGCGTGTCGGACAGCCATGTCAAACCGGCGTAGTCGTCGCCCTCTAACGTCCACTCGGCATCCCGATAGTTGGCGGTCAGTACGGCAGCGTAATCGGTCACGCTGACACCTCCATGACGGTGATGGTAGACACGGTTCGGCGGCGCGTGGCGGCGTCGGTGTCGCTGTCGGCGCGGTTGACATACACCGTCTCGGTGCTTGAGAGGGTGTTAAAGAGGGACACGCCGTAGATGAGGCTGGATGTTGATGCTGGGCTATCGAGATAGACGGCGGTTCCGCCCTGGATCACAGTTGCGCCAGTAACAGAGTAGTTTAAGGTCGTGAGCGGTAACCGTGAACCCGGACTCGCGGGCTGAGCAATCGGGGTCCCGTCGCGGGTCAAACTGTAGGCGGACGATCCGGTAGGGCCCCAAGACTCGGCGGCAACAACGGTTGAGATAACAAGGATCTTGGAAGCGGTCGATGACGGAGTGATGGTCGCCGTGAGACCAGTTACGGCGGTGCTCGCAAATCCGGCCAGCGAGGCCGAAAACGTGTCGGTCTTGGTAGTTGACACAACTTGCAAAATCTTGCCTGCCCCCGCACCAGCAAAACTGATATTCCCAGAAGCATCAGTAGTAGCAATAGACGTACCATCAGAGTTCTGCCAATTATCAAAACGAAGAATAGAAGCCATCAGTTACCCTCCAAACCAAAC